ATTTAACCTTTGAATATCAATTTTTAAGTCTTCAATTTTATTTAAAGTATTTATCTTTACATTTTTGATTAGTTCTTGAATATTAGTACTAAACTCGTAGTAAAAATACACGTTCCAATTATTTTTATCATCCTTTTTAAACATCACTTCGTATGGTCGTCTATATTTTCCTTCATATAAAGCTAATGAATATGTAGGATTTTGTTCTAATTCCCAATAGTCAGAAAAACTAATTTCTCTTTTAAATATTAAAGTATCAAATGACAAATCGGATTCATTGAACGTATATAATACAGATGGATAAGGTATATTATGTTCAATTTTCATATTTGGATAATTTTAAATCTTCAATTTCACTCTTTAGTTCGTATATTTCATCAAGAGCTTCGTCGAATTTATCTTCAAGACGGTCATTTTCTTCTTTGAAAGATTCAATGTCTTCTTTTAAATTCTCAATTTTATTTTCTAAGTCTTCAATTTCTTCTTCAAGGTCTTCTTTTTGATAATATAATTCATTTCCAAATTCTCTTAATGTAGAGTTATGATGTCTGATTACTTCACAATATTTCAAAGCTTCTGTTAAATCTTCTTCATTATCAACATAAGTTTTTAAAGTGTCTATCACTTCATCAATATATTGACAAGTATTTGGTACGTCTGTTTGGTCTCTTCTTGTTCTCATAGGAATTATTTATCTTTTGTTAAATCAATCGCTTCTAATAAATTATATTTTAAAATATCAGATACTTCTTTATACGCATTTAATCGTTCCTTTAAATAATTTTTCATATCTATCATATCATAATAATCATTGGTTATTTTTTCAATTTCTTTTTGTTGGGATTCAATTGTATTATATGATTGACTTAAATTAGTTTGTAAATTATCATTTTCTAAAGTTAAATCATTATATAAGTTTATATTCTTATTTAATTCATTTTCTAAAGACGTGATGTTAGAAGTCAATTCATCAATTATATTAGATTGTTCTTTAATGAATACACAAGCATTAGTATAATATGATTGAATTTTAAATAAAATTTTATTGAAATATTCTTCTTCTCTATTATTAGGAGTGTTTTCAAGTATGAAACCAGAAAGTTCTTTAAAATCATCCTTTAAATAATCAAATTCAAATTTATTTTTCATTTCTTTAATTTTAAAAAGTTATTAATTAACCATTGTTCGACATTTGGAGCATAAATATGATTTTTAATATCATCTTCAAAGGCTTTAGATAAAAAACTATTAGAATCTAAATTTAGTTCCTGTTGTAAACAAATATCTACTAAATCTTTATCATAAACATCTAATTCAATATTGTGTAAATCCATTAGTTGATAATTCATTTCTAATTGCTCTTTAGATTCAATTAGTTTTGTATATTTTGATAATGGTTTTTTAATATTTTTAGTTTTTGAAATAGCATATTCATAAATTTCATTTAATGAAGTTTGATTTTTTTGAGATATTAATGGATAGTATTTTTTAATAGTTGATTCTCCTAAACCTTCAATATTTGGAATATCATCTGAAATATCTCCTAATATACATCTATAATTTAAAAAATTTATTGGATAAACTCCGTGTTTATTAAATACTTCTTGGGTATTGTAGGTTACTTTTTCAATTGGATTGTAAATGTTGATATTTGATTCAATTAATTGAAGATAATCTTTATCATTAGAAACTATTGTAATCTTTGATTTAAGACACAATCTTTTTGATAGATAAGCAATTATATCATCGGCTTCATATCGTTCAATAGAGAACAAATAAATGGGTAAATCTTGAAGATATTGAATTAATCTTACAAGTTGTTTATGAAAACTTTCATCATTTTCTTTTGGGTCTTCAAAAACAGCTTGATTGACAATTCCTTTGTTTAATCTTTTTGATTTATATAGGGGATAAATCTTTTTTCTACGAGCAGATGAGTCATTTCCTTCAAAAACAATAAATACTTTTATTGGAGATTGCTCTTTGATTGTTTTGGATAGGGAATTAAGAAATCCAACTAATCCACCAATATGATTACCGTATTTATTGATAGTATTATTTACGATAAAACTTCTAATAAACATATTCATTGCATCAATAATTACAATATGTTCTTGAGAAGAGTTATTAGTCGAATTTCTTAATTTTTGTAATCTTTCTTGTAAGTTCATAAAATTTGTTTTTAATTAATCTTCGTTATTTTCGTCTTCTACAACTAATTCTATTTCGGATTCGCTACTTGCTCCTAACTTAGTGACCCAACTTCTTTGATGTTGTTTTTTGTAAGAATCAATTGCTTCTTTGGTATTAGCAATAAACCCATGTTTAGTCATAACAAGTTTACCTTTAGCAGAAATTCCGTTATCGGTATGTTGTTTTTCAATTTGGACTTTAGTAACTTTTCCAAAAACTAACTCTTTACCTTTTGAAGTTGCCTTTAATACACTTGTTCCTGCGTCTTTGATTCCACCAAAAGTAATTTGTAATGAAGCTTGTTTCCATAGAGCATCTCCACCTTTGTTTTTCATTTTTGGTTGTTCATTGAATCCCATTGGAACAGTAACCGTAATATGATTTACAACTACTAAACTTGCGTGATAAGGGTTAGATGCTTTTCTTGTTAAACCAATATTTTTACAAACTTGGGTAAACTCTCTACTCATAGCTCCACCATCCCACATATTGTTAGCATTTCCTGTTTCAATTGTTTGTTTACAAGGAACAACTCCTGCTGAATCCCATAAAAACATTACATCTCTTGGTAATCTACCGCTTCTTTGGTCAGCAAGTACCTTGTTGATACATTGTGCAACAGATTCAATAGTTGGTAGTTGTTCAACGTCTCTATAAATAAAATCTCCAACATAAGTTATTTTTTCAAGAACTTCTCCTGTCGATTCGTCTATTTCTTCTTCAACAACTCTTTCACACTCAAAACCAGCGTCAATTAAATGTTCAAATGACCATTTCATCTCGGTAATAAGGAATACGATAAAAATTCCTTCTCTTTGACAAGCCTTAGCAACTTCGATTAATAGAGTAGATTTACCAGTATCAGAGTGACCACGAATAATAGTTGTACCAGAAATAGGAATTAATCCATTTGTATTAAGAGAATCTTCGATACAATCAGATAATCTTAGGTGTTGTTCTTTTTTATACGCACTTGAAGTTACTCCACCCAAAGATACATTATAATCAGAAACATTAAATTCTCTTTTCTTAATTACTCCTTGAGTGTTTTTTGAGTTTATTAACTCAGAAATACTTGATTTTTTAGCCATAATTATTTTTTATAAGATTTCTCATTTGTCATAGGATTTAATTGTGAAATAATTTAATTTAAAAACAAATTGGGGAGAATATCTCCCCAAAATTTTAATTAATCAAATGGTAAATCTTCTTCATCATCTTCTTCATCGGCAACAAATGCTTTTCTCATAGATGGTTTTGGAATTGGTGCAGATTTTTTTGGAGCAGGTTTAAATTCTTCTTCCTCATCTTCATCATCCTCAAACTTAGCTTTAGAAACTTGTTGTTTGGGTTTAGAAGAAATCTCTACTTCTTTCTTTTGACGAGCAATGAAAATTTCGAGAACTTCTTCTAATTTTTCAACAGATGGTTCTAAATACAAATCATCATAAAAACTTGGTACTTTCTTCCAAAAGTTTTCTAATTCTTTATCTGAATCAAAAACTGGTCTTCTTTGTTTATTTGAAAATTCAATTTCTACAATAGACTTTCCAATTTTCTTTTCTCTTGTTCTTGGGTCGGTAAATTCTTCCTCTTGAGTAGTGATAATTAAATCAGTACCATCTTGTAAGTCGAATCTGTTATAATATCCTTCTTCAAATTCATCCAATGTATGAACAAAGTCCTTTGGAAACTTTAATTTTTTGACATAAATTTGATATAATTCATAAACCGTTTCAATTGTTTCAATTGCTTTATCATCAAAATCTTCATTGATAGCGTCTTCTGTTTCATCAGAAATTTTAACAACCGAATTTTTCAATAATAATTTTTTGAAATGGTTCTTTGCTCGTTGTAATTCATCTTTTTCAAGAGCGGATAATACTTTTCCAAATCTTTCTTTAGAGATTTCCCAAAACTTAGGAGTTTGAGTATCGTCGTCTCTATCAAGAACAAGTAAATAATAACGGTCTAAATCTTTTAATTTTTTTGCGATTAATTTTACTTCTTCTGCATCTTTTGGAGACATTGATTTTGCATCAATATAAAGACTCATTCGGTATTTATTGATAGGGTCTTCGGATTGAGGAAGTGCGGATAATTTCTTACCTTGATATGGCAAGAATCCTTGTTCAGTTACCCATTCACGTTGAATAATAGCAGGATAATCTTCCATGTTATATCTTTGGTCGATATAATCTCCGTTTTCATCTAATCTTGGAATAAAGACACGAACTGTATTCTTGCCGAGTTTAGTTGGTCTCCATAACAAATGAGAAACAGATTCTTTTTTTGGATATTGAGAATTATTCTTAGGTTTATTGAACTGTTCTCGTAAATTTTTTAAATGCGGAATTGCCATAAAATTGTTTTTATTGTTTATTTATTGTAATTAATTTAATTTATATTTCTGTTTTGGAGTTCCATTCTTCTAATAACTCATAGGCGTAATCACAACCTTCCCAGTTATCAACCCCAGCACATCTTAGAGCGTTCAATACCAGTTCTTGTGATTCTAATTCATCCAATCTTTTCTTGGATACAAGTACTAATTCTTCTTCCATTGTAATTAATTTAATTTAGTTTCTAAAAAATTCATAATATAATTTTCTATTTCTTGTTGAACTTGAGTTGTATCGCTATTATAAGAATCATAATCTCGTGTCCAACTATATAACAAAAAAGATGATACTAAAAGTTCAATATATTCTACTTTTGATATTAAAATATTTACACCTTCGCTTTCTCTAATTTGTAGAAAATGTTGTTTTAGATGTTCTAAACCTTCATCTAATTTAGGTTTAATTATTGAAGAAAAAGTTTCTTCATTTAGTTGATTGTACATAATAATTTGTTAAAATAATTTTTGGTCTTCATTGAATTTTAGAGAAGCAAAGAACCAATAAGCCAACAGAATCAATGAAGATATAAAGAAAGTTGTTGTAAAAAATTGCTCTTTAAAAGGAAAATCATTAAAATAATTTATGATTCTCAATAAACTACAAAAATAAAAAGCGTTTGTTAAATGTTTAAATTTCATAATAATTGTTTGTTTTAATTGTTAAAATATTTTTTCGTTGTATTGATTATATTTATTTAAACTACAAAGAACATACAAACTAACAGACATATAAGAAATATCTCGGTAAAATTGTTTTTCCTTTTCATAAAGAAAAGAAAGTATTGCAGATATACCTCCTATATAAATTAAATGTTTAAATTTCATAAATTTTTATTAAATTATTTTTTAAAATTGTGAGTTCATTATTTCTTACTAAAATTAATGATTTGTCGTATAATGACCAATTGATATTTTCACCCAATTGTTGTCTAAGTTCATTAAGACCATTCATGGTGTAAAGTGTAATACATGGAGGAGATTCATCGCCTTTTCTTCGATGACACACCATTGTATTATCATAAAGATTTTGATTTGGTTCAATTTCTACATTGTAAGAAATGAGATACTCATTTTCAATGCTTGGAGTTTCAAATACATACATTTTTCCAAATAAAACTTTGTATTGTGTAGTAATATTTGAAATATGTAAATCAAGTTGTTCTTTTGGAACGAATGTAATAACTAATTTTTGCATAATATCATAAAGTTTATAATAGTAGAACGATATTATAAATCGAATAGTTCCATTTCTTTAAAATTTTTTCCAAATTTTATTGAACAATAGGTTTCTTGTTGGATAATATTTTTTATATCAATTAAGGTTTGTTTTTTATCTTCTTTAGAATAATCAATCAAGAAACTATCGTAAAAATACAATATTAGTTTAGTTTTTTTATTTGAAAGAAAATCTTGAATATTTTTCATAGTTAGAATATTTTTTTCTGTTTCTAATACTTGTAGTATTCTTGGAATATCTTTATTTGTGTTTTCTAATAGAATTTTTTTATTTGATATTGGTGATTGAAAGTATTGCAATTTACTAAGTTTATTTTTAAAATCAAAGAATTTTTTGAAAAAAATATTATCTGGAAATGGATTTTCTTTTATATCTCCAAAAAGATACCACATAGATTCTTTTTTTGATTCTTCTCTATTATCGGAGTTATATACTTCCATTAGTTCGGTGTATATATCATTTGTTTTAAATTTATGATTTAGTAAATCGGCTAAAAGGTGTATTTGATAATTTTTATAATCAAATTCGATTAGATAATCGTTATTTGGGATAATTGCTTTTCTTGAATCATCTTTTGTTGAGATTGCCGTTATGTTATATCCATTTACAACATTGGTTGGTCTTGAATAGGTGTTATAGATATTATAATTAGAATATAATTTATCATCTATTAAGATATTTTTATTTTTAAAGTATCTTAAATCAATATTGATTGGGTTTGATTCTAAACTTATTATAACATCAACAAAAATATTGTTATAAAAATCTAAAAATTGATTATTTTCATTGTTTAGTAGATGAGAAATATTATCAAATCTTTTTCTACAATGTTCTAATAACTTATTATTAGGAATAATGGTAATAATATTTGAAATATCTTTATAAAGATTTGTATAATGATTATGTAAAGGAAATTTTACAAATTCTAAGGTAGAATAATCATTTGAAAGGAACTTAATGTCAATTAACTCGACATCACATGATAATGACAATAAAGATTTACAAAATTTAATGTCTTGAACAAAATAACTATTAATTTCAAGTGGTAATTTATCATATAATTTATCTTGATTTGTCGATAAGTCTCTAATATAAAATTTATAAGCATGATTTATTTGATTCCTATAATCGTAGTTGATAGGAATAATGTCTAAATAATAATTTGTCATAAGAATTTAATTTAACTAAATGAACCTTGTCGATTTATAACCACAATTTTCACAAGAAGTTTTGTATTGTGGTGGATTAGTCATTAATTGAATTGACCTATCATCATAAAGTTCATTGTTGCATTTTGGACAATTGTGACCATTCTTAGCTAAATTTGGAATTGGTCTTAATGTTTCTCCTATAATTTTTTTATAGGGATTTGATTCTAATGTTTGCATAATTATTTTTAGTTATTATTTATATAATTATTATTTGGATTTGTTCCTCGTAAGTGAATTAAAAATTGATTATATGTTAATACTTTGGCAAATTTGACAGGTTCAAAAGAACCAGTTTCATCTAATATTACTGTTTGTGTTTCAATAGTTGTAGTCCAATCGTTATTTGATAAATCATGTGATAATCTTGTTATAATAAATCCTACTCTATTTGTTTTTCCAAAACCTTTGTAACCTACGGGCAACATATTATCTGGAATTTTGAATACGTCTCCAATTCTTAACCCTGCTATACCGTCCATTGTTATATTTAGTTTTATCGGAAGTATTCCAGCGGTAGAATGTGTTAAATTTCCATCTTGTAATTGTAACTTCATTTCAAGTGAAATTAGTTCCTTTAAAGCATCAGAAATTTGTGGGGAAGTTGAATGAATATTTAGTTGTTTTCCTAAATTTAGTTCATTGACATAATCTCTAACGGTTAGTAAAAGATTAGTTGATTTTTCTTTAGCTAAATCTTCTACGGTATTTTGCTCTTTATTCGGCTCGATTCTTTGTCTAATAATTCTATCAGATAAACCTCTATTAAACAAATCAAATAAATTAGTATTAACGCCAGTTGAACCATTTGAATTAACTCCAGCGGAAATAGCAATCATACTTGATTGATTTGGATAAATCATAGAATTAATTGAATAATTTCTAACCGTAGATTTTAAGCCAGATAATTCTAATGTAAATTTTTGCTTATCATCTCTTCCTTCGGTATAAGAAGCATCAATAATTCTTATCAAATCGGATTCATGGTCACAAATTACTTTAAAATCATTGATATTTCCTAATGATTCATTAACATTTTTTAAAATATATAGTAAATAATTTGATAAAGTAGTATTTTCATCAACTTTACTATCAGTTATTGCTGTTATTAAAAAATCAATGTTCAAATAAATGTTCTTAATATAGGCTCTATTGTACTTATTATCTACAAAGTAGATGTTAGTATCATTTAATGAACTTTCGTCCGTTAGAGTCAATCTATGAAGCAATAAGTCTCTATTTTTACACGATTCAATATAACAAACATCTAAATTTATTGGAATTTGTAAATAATGTGCAAAACATAAATTATCTCCACCATTTTTATCATCTAAAGATAATTTTACAAATGGAGTTCCTTTATCGGTTGATAGTAAAACATTGTTATTTAAAATATTGATTAAATCTGCAAATCTAATATAAGATTTAAAGGTTTGTTGAGAATTTTGACTTTTTATTCCAACATAACCCGAACAAAAATTAATATTACCAAATCTTTCAACATTGATTGTTTGATAAGTTAATTTGTTGTAACCAATATTTTGTAATTTTAAATTGTTACTACTATATTCTTTTAAAGTAGATAAAATAGCATTTAATTTAGATTTATTAGAATCTTTTTCAATAGATACTTTTTGGGATGAATCTAAACTTGTAAATGAATCTAAATCAAATTTAGAAACATAGTTCATTTTCAAAGATTCTATAATTTCACCAATGGTTAATATTTCTACTGTTACATCAAAACAATTATCTTGACCCGACACATTTTGCCAAGAGTAATTTAGAACATAACCATATAAAGCGTCATAATTTCCCGATGAATTTTCAATTAATTTTTGAGATTTAGTTGTTGTACTATTTCCATATATATCGGAAAATATTTGCTCTTTAGATAAATTAGTTGAATCTAATATATTGTAATTTTTATAATCGGTTACATATTTGTTATTATTGTTGATAAAGGTTGTCCAACCATATTCTAATAAAACAGTATAACCAACTCTACAATATAATAATTCTATTCTTTCTAATTCTTTTAAAGAGTTACATCTAATTTTAACAGTTGCTTGTTGAAGCGTTCCGTAAGCAGATTTTGAATGAACCGAAACACTTATTATACCCGACATAGGAGATAAACCTCTTTCTAAAGTTCGTGTTGCATTAAATTTGTCTCCATAAGCACCAACTTTATCTCCTAAACCATATCTTGATGTATAAGTATTTTTTGATTCGTCGAATGATAATTCTCCGCCTTCTAAAATATGGAGTTTTGCAAGATGATTTCCTGTTTTAACTCCAAGATATTTAGCAAGATTTGGGTCATCTATATTTACACTACTTGATAATCTAACAAAACAAGTACGAGTATTTAACCAAGTTAAAAATTCATTATCTCGGTTAGATACTCTTTCTTGTCTTAATGACAATTGTTTTTGTATATATGGTCTAAATGACCCTTTAAATATTGACATTAATTAATTTATATAATATAGAAACTATTTTTCTATACAATTTAGTTCCAAACCTTAACTATTTATTTTTTGAAATGCTGTTGTATATTCTGATAAATCTGGTATTCTTAATTGTAAATTTGGTTCTACTCTTAAAGTATCTTTTCGTATATCATTAACAGAAGCTATTACCCACCACAAAGTTTCATCATTATAAAAATTAAATGCAAGTTTGGTTAAAGAATCCGAATTATCGGTTAAGATATAAGTATCATTATCCGATAATGGTAAGTTTGATGGATAATAAACAGTAGAATAAAATCTTCTACCATTAAGTGTTTTTAGAATATCACAATACTGGGTTCTTTCCATTGTTAAGCAGTTCTATAATCATTTGCATTTTGAATAGATACCATATTGAAATCTCTTTTGTTTTGATTCAAGGTATCAGCAATAGTTTTACTATTAGATGATTGTGGTGTTTTTGTAGATGTCTTATTTGAAATGATTGAATTTTCCAAAATAGCCATATCACCAACTATCCATTTACGATTTGATTTTGTATCTTTTATTTTTTCATTGGGTAATACAAAAAAGCTATCACTTAAAGATTTCTTTGGTAAAAAGTTGTGAATTACTTTTAATGACATGGAAACTTCAATCATCATTGGTAGTGTATATTCATCATTTGATATACCTTCATCCGAACCATTTTGTGTATCTAAAGCAATAACCCAAGCACTTTCATCGGGAATTGTGTAAGTCAAAGATGAGATTAGACAGGGTTGATTTTCTAAATAATCCCCAATAGTAATTTTGTGAAATGAGCCTCTTAGTTTATTTTTATAATAATCTCCGTAAGTACTTGAAGCCAATGTATTCAATTTTTGATACATCACTTTCATTTCTTGTTTTGTATGAGAATATATTTTAAAAGTTAAACTAATTGTTCTATCGGTTTTTTGATAAGTATAAAAAGATTCTCCTCTACCCATATAACTAAATGAATTATGTTCGGGAGAATAAGAATCGGATATTCCTGTTAAATTGGCTCTAAATACTAAATAATTACCAAAATTAGGATTATTATTATCTATTGTTTGTATTCTAAATCTTACTAAATCTCTTGTTTGTTGTCTTAAATAATCAGTAGTAGGATTTGTAACATCGGTTGGAGAAATTCTACTATCAAAAAGTTTAGTATCATTTGTTCCACCTAAAGGAAAGTTTGAGTAATAAGGTGGTAAATTACCTATGGTTTCATCAGTTACGCCTAATCCAACTCTTTTTTCAAGATTAAATTTTTTATAAGACTCTACATAAGGTTTATTGGTAACAGGATTGTTTAATCCTTCTACTTTAGCCCTAAAATCTTCCATAGAAATATCAGAACCATCATAAGAAGTAATCTGTCTATATGACCAAGATAAACCATTATTTGCAGTTGATGGTGGCGAAGAAGGATTATTTCTTGTTACAACAGTATTTTGACTTTGATTAAAGGTATCCTTTTGTTGTATAAAAATTTTATCAGCAATATCTTTCAAATCATCTCCTTTTAAAACAGGAAAAGTTTCATTTTTAGCAACTACTTCTTGTTTTATTTTAGATAATGATGGATTTAAAGTATCAAGTAGTACTTTACTTGCTATAATTTCGGCAGTAACACGTCCATAATTAGTTGGTAAATTGTTTAATGAAATTATTGACATTATCTATTGATTATGGTTTGTTTTATTAAATGCTTGTTTTATTGGTAAAGAATCAATCTGAACTGTTGTATTTTTTCTCTTGGTTACTTCAATTAGTTCATCAATCTTTTTAGAAAACATTTCAAAATCACTCGTTGGTACTTTACCCGTTGGATATTGATATATACCTCTTTGTAATGGGTCTATTTCTTTATTCATTGATAATTTTGCCTTATATTCAACTGATTTTTCTCCTTTATTGCCTTTGATTGACTCTAATTCGGAAAGATTTTTTAACTGTTCTATGCCATATTTACTTATTTCTTGTATTAGCGACTTATATTCATCACTATCTTTATTGACATTTGGTAATTTTCTCGATGCTATATTCTTTGCAAGATATTCTTTCTCATCTTTATCGCTAATAACACCGAAGAAATTTGCATAACTAACAAAACTATCTGCTAATTTGTCTAATATAGCTCCATCACCAAATATTTCCGCAATTTTTTCCTTAATTTTATTTAAAGTCTCTTCAAATTTTTGTTGAGCAGATAATTGGGATAGATTTTGTTGTCCGAGTTCTCCTAATTGTCTTATTTTTTCTTCTTGAGATAACAAACCATCGTTCATTATCTTAGAATATTTACTTTTAAATTCTTCGCTATGGGATAAAAAACTTCTTTGGTCTTCGGTAAACTTATTATTACCAACTTTAATCAAAGTAGCGTTGATTTTTTGTTGATAAAGCATATCAATCATCTCTTTACGAGTATAACCCAATGCTTGAGCATACGATTGTTGTTGGAGAACATTCATATTAGTAAATTCATCGAATGAACCTACTTGAGATGTTATCTCTTTCATTAACGTAGCAGTATCGCCCATCAAACTTGCATAACGAGCCTTTTCAAGATTAATACTTTTACCAGTTATTAACTCAGCACTTAATTCAGCGTTAAGACTTGATTCAAAATCTAATAAAGACTCACTTATACTATCTATTTTCTCTAAAGTAGTACCTAATTCTTGTGCCTTTGTAACTGCTTTAGCAATCTCTCCATAATTTCCTTTAAAATTAGCTTTGATTTCACTTGAACTATGCAAAACTTTTTCTAAAACACCTTTTACATTAGCTAAACCTTTGGATTGTAATACAATATTACCAATTATATCATTTTCTACTTTAGATATTTCTTGATTATTGTATAAAGCATTTGAAATTAATTCATTATTGGCTTGTTGAGATAAACCAATTAGTTTATTATTTCTTACAATACTTTTTAAAAATTCTTCGGATAAATTTACACTATAACCAAACTCGTCGTTGAATTTAATTTGAGATTTAATTAAATCATCAATATTTATTCCAAGTTCATTATTAAAAGATTCTAATCTATCATAAACTCCACCAATTTCATTCTTAGAAACGTTAAAAGATTTGGCTAAATCAGTTGCTCTACTATCGGCTTTAGCCATTAGTTCGACAATCTCTTTTAATAAAGCAACACTTCCTCCAACTAAACCCATTTTAACCAAACTACTATTTTCTATTAAAGAAGACGTTAAAGCAGTAGTTGTTCCTTGACCAGCTTTCATCTTTTGTGACATAGCATCACTCATAGCTCTAAAATCAATAATAGAACTTAATGGTGTATGTTGTAAAGATTTCAAAACTCTATCAATACCAGCAATACTTTTCTCGGTTTGTCGAGTTATATTGTAATATTTTTCAAACTGTTCGGTTATTTTCTTTATACCATCTTCTTGTAGAGTTAGTGAAGAAATAACATTAGTTGATTCTAATATATTATTTATTAATTCGGCTACATCTTTATCTCCATTAGATTTTTCTAATATCTCTTTTATAATATTAGCGGAAACTTGAGATTCTTTATCAAGTTTGGTTCTAATTGATTTTTCTTGTTTTTCAGATGTTGCGTTTGTTAATTCTTCTAATAGATTCTGATATTTGGCTCCTGATATTTCTAATTGTTTAGTTAGAGTTTCGTCTATTAAACCAGAACCGACAATACTTCCACTTGTTAGGAGTTTTTGTAATTCTACATAACCAGTTTTTAAAGATTTTTGAGCTTTTTCTTGCTCTTGAAATACTTTAGCAGATGATAATTCTAATTTAGATAATTCTTTTTTGATTTTTAGAGAATCCATTTCTCCTCTAACAATCTTATTAGTAAAATCTAATGTGTCGTCTAAAAAATGTAAATTTTTATTAGTTAAATCGTTGATATTTTTTCTTGTAGCTTCATCTGCTTTAGTATGTTTAAAAATCTCTTTGTTAAACTTTAAAATGTCATCAATATTATGTCTTTGTTTTGAATATAATTTACCTGCTTGCTCTAATGACTTATTAATATCAACATAAGACTTAGCCAATCTTTGATTTGCATTAATCATTTTAACTACTTCTTCTACCGAAAGTTGCATATTTCTTGCTCCTTCGAGTATATCTTTCATTGCAGATAATGCTTCTATATCATATTTAACACCTCCTATGGTTACTTGTTTAGCCATTAACGTACTTTAGGTGAATTGAAAGGAGTAGCATTTTTATACTTACTCGCTAATTTGTTTAATTGTTTGGTACTTACATTTTCAGTTAATCTATTTGGATTAGCTTCAATCATAGAATCTTCTAATCTTTCTTTGATTGCGTTTAATTCCATCTTTCTAACCGATACAGGCATATAATTTATTACATAAAAATCAGTAAAACCTTTTCCATAAAATAATAAATCCCTTATCTCTTGTTTAACCGATTTTCGGTACTCGTTTGATGTCATAAAACAAGTCAATATAGCGAAAGGGAATAGTATGTTCCTCCCCTCCTTCGGAGTCTTTCACTCTAATATCAACTTCGGGTGAAATTTCATTATGAAATAAAATAATCTCTCTAACATCTATACCAACTAATTTATTTGAAATAAAATTTTCAATAGTTTCTTTTGAATAATCTTTATCAACCGATGTTATAATCTTTTTTAATTTTAATTGTCTATCAAAATTTTCTTCGGGAAATAATTCTCTTAGTCTATTTGCTTCTTCTTCAATTTCAATTAAATCTCCATGTGTCAAAAGTTTAATTGTAATATTTATTCCCGACCACGGTAATTCAAAAGGAATTTCATTTGAATTATTAAATAAAGATTCATTAAAAGGTTTGTTTGGTAATTTTGTTAAATCTACTCTTAGTGGTTTACCTTTATATTCATAATCTACAATATGACCATAAGATAAAATTCTTGAAGCCAATAGCAATTGAAATCTATCTCCTTCTATTAAATCATTGATATTAATATCTTTATCAACAATCAATGACTGACAAAATTTATCCAACGTATATTGAATACCTCTATTAATATAGTTAATATTAGTTAATATATCTTCGTGAAAAGCTGTCATATATCTCATATCAACATATCCTTTTGATAAAGGGTTTGATTTAGGATATACTAATCCTTTACTCGGTAAGTCGATTCTTTCTGTTTGAAACGGTAACATAATGGTAGTTCTTTTTATTATAAATATCTAAAAGTTTTAATTTGGTATAAGTATATAAAAAAATATCCCACCTCAAGGAAGTGGGTATTTAAAAAGAAAGAAGAATTACCAAAAATTTTTAGAAATCTAAATTAGACCAGTCAACAGAAATATCTAATGTAATATCTACTTTAGCGTCTTCTGCTTTACTATAATCTGCTCCTGTAATTGTTTTAATCCAACATCCATAACAAGTCCATTGTTGAACTACTGTACCCAAACCATCTACAATTTGAACCGTGATTGTTTTTTTATACGTATCAGCATATCCCTTTAGTCCTGTTGGTCTTTCAGCTTGCAATCTATGCCATGTGTATACTAATTGCATAGTTGAAGGTAGGATTGCTTGATATAAAGTTAAAGACATATCTGTATAAGTTGTTCTTCCTGCAACTTTTTCAGAAGTGTTTATTTGTTGTATTTCAATTTGAGAAGTAACTGGTTGTGGTATTGTTACGGCTTGAACTAAAAATGGAGGAATACCATCAATCAATACTTGAAATCTTGATTTCTGTAAAGGTTCGATAGGTAAGCCCAAAAGTTCGTTATTTGTTAATGTTGCCATTGATGAAGTTTCTTTTATTTATAAATATAGAAATCGTAAAATTTATTAATCATTAAGCAAGCACAGCACCAGTTTCTCTAAGAACAAGATTGAACACAATTTTTTCAATTGCTTTAATTGGAATCAATTCAATTTTGATTTGAATTTCTCCTCTATCTATTGTCTCAGGTGAATCATCAATTGTAGTTGAATAAGCACTAATACCGTAGTCTTTGATTAGTTTTTCTAAATAAGCATTAATATCATTTTTAAGTGAAATTATTGTTTTTCCAGATGCTTGTTCTTCAATATACTTATTACCAATTACTGTTAAATTAAACTTAGCTTCAATTAACATTAATCTTACATTGTTTTTATCTAATACAGTTTGTTTTTTCTGTAAAGTATTTTGACCTAAAACAACGTAATCATAAGCAGGATGTTTTGAAATAAAGTTTACGTTTCCTTTATTTAAGGCATCTTTTTGTTTTTCCGAAAGTTTTACTTGAGAAGTAACAACAGACGATAAACTACCGTTATTATAACCAGCAGGAGCATAAAATGGTTGTTTGTATTTTTTAATATAAGCATAAACGCCAGCAACAACCGTAGATGGAGTTACCCATACGTTTTTATTTAATCCTGTTGAGGGAATTTGTACGTGGTTGTAATATAATGTTCCATAATTACTATCATACAGGCTTGCAACAGAAATTGCATCAGTATCTTTTCTACCATAAGAAACAGCATCACCTACTAATAAAGCATCTCCTCTACCTTCTACCATACCTAATGCTTTAGTGAATATCGCAGGATGAGTTTCAGCACTTATACCAGATAAGAATAACAAATTAAATTGGAAATCATCTTTATTTGATAATAAGTCAATTGCAGTGTCATAAGCAGTTGTTGTTGAATCATATCCTTGTGAGTTACTACCAGAAATATTTTCAAAAAATGCTTGTGGATGAGTAATCTTTCCATCCGAACCACCAGAGAAACTACCAGATGAATTAGCAGGTAACGAACCACTTAATAAAGGATTCACGTTTCCAGCATTATCAAAATAATTTGGTGTTTTTTGTAAAACAGAAGAAATTCTAATAAATTTAGATTTATTTGGATAAGAACCAGATTTATTAAGAATTTTGTTTACAGAATCATACACATAAACACTATCTCCAATTTTATTTGAAATATAATCAGTAGAGGTTGGGTCTAATGATAAATTATCAAATTGTTCTAATACAATCGGTTTTTTAGCATTATCATCTCCTCTACGAACAAGCAACGAGAACGTTCCTCTCGAAGTATCAGAATTAGCAACTTCCCATCTAATATTATCAACTGTTCCAAGTGTCAGAGAACCAGAACTATTAGCAATCTCAGAACCAGAATTATTCAAAATAGAACCATCGTTCAATGTTTCGATAATGAATGAAGCAGAAGTATTTGGAGAAGTAACAGTTGAAGTAGCAGGAGAATAAGAACCAGATTTGATAGGAACAACCAATAAAGTATCTCCACCATTGTTGAAATATTCTTTAGCTAATAATGAACCTTGATATTCATAATAATCAGAACCAGATTTAAAGGTTGTTCCAAAAAAATCAGCAAATTGTTGATATGAAGTTACAGAAGTAGGAACAAATGCTTTACCTTTAACCGTAGGTGTTACAACGCAAGCACCGATTGTAATATTACCAGATGAATATGCAGTTAAATCGGTTTCGGTGAAATATACGCCAGACGCTTTATTTATATATGATACAGACATTTATGTATTTTTTAATTATATATATGAGAAAAACAAGAAAAATTCAAACTTTCTTTAAAAGTTTATAAAGATTCTTTATTTAATTATATTTTCTCTATATAAATTATAAAAACTACCTAAAATTATGAGTAAAATAAGTTGTATCATAAAGGAACTACTGTTTCGGTAATCTTAATTGAAGTTGGTGTATATTTTTTTCCTACTTGATTTATTTCTCTAATTTGAACAGATGGAACTATATGTCCATGAATTGTTAATGAAAAATCAGTTTTGATTAATCTTTCATTTTCAACTGAAATATCAGAAGAATCTGAAAATGATTCTATATTTGTTTTGAATGAAAAACTATTTGGTTTACCCCAATATGAATTAGAAGAATATAATAATGATTCAACTATTTTGTTCATGTTTTCAACAAAATTAGTCAATATAATTCCATTATAAGTAATGGTTAAATAATCAGGAACCGTTACGGTATAAGTTTCTATTTGTGGTTTTCTAAACTTAGAAAATCTATCATAAATATTCTTCTCAGAATAGGCTCTATTGAACGTAAATTGACTAAGTGGAACATTACCATCAACCTTATTAATAAAGTCTCTATTAGGCGTTATTGAGTCTCTATTAAGGACAATTATTGGAACTAATATTTTATCATTTTTATCACGATAATAACCATCGGTTTGAATAGCTTTCCAAACCTCTTGATTACCTATAATTATAGGAACTTTAATAATAGTTCCATTTTGAACTATTTGAGGTTTTATTATATTATTTATATAATATAGGATTGCATCATCATGGGTAATTAAATCTACATTTAATCTTTCAAGAGTAGAATCGTCTTTAGTAGATATATCATTTGCTCTATCCGAGTATTTATCTACTTGTGAGATAGTGTCTTGTTGAACCGATATATTTTGTAATAACTTCTTTGCCATTTTAATTAGATTCTTGAAGATGTAATATTTAATTTCTCAGGAGAAATATATACAAAAGTTGTACTTACCGAAATACTTTCTCCATAATTTGATAAATATTCATCTCCATAATTATAAACAGGATTTTTTCCTGCTATATATTGATTTTCATTAGACATTTTTAATTCATAATAATCATCGTTCCAAACAATAACATCTCCTAATTCGGGAAATATATCTTTTTCTTTTAGATGGTCTTTTAAAAAATCAATTTGAAGAGTACGTGCCGTGTCGGGCATTGATGAATTAATAGTATTTTGAAATTCTCCATGGTTAATAACACAATAAACTAAAACAGGTGGATACCAAGATTTATTTAAAGATTCTCCATAAATATTAGTTGGGGATTCTTCAACAATTAATTTATAATAACCAACTTGTTGTTCCATGATATTTTCTATCACTTCTTTGTTGATATGTTTAAATAAATTTATATCTCTACTTGAACCAAATAATGCCATTATTGTATTTTTGTAATATTGTTTGGATTATAATCTATTCTATATAAACCAACTATTTTATTAAAATCACTACTTCCTCTTAAAGCCATGTTTCTAATAATTTTAAAATCTTTTTGAGGATTTGTATTAGAAATAAATTTTACATTAGCAAAGCTAAATCCAATTGTGTCGGTTTCCTTTGAATTTAGATAATCCGAATCTTTTGGTTTAACAATTACTACATTAGGAATCCCTCTTAAATTATTAAATATGTCGGCTCTATCTACTTGTTTATCTACTTTTATAAGAATCTTTACTTGATATAAATTTAAAGATTCTTTGATTAAATTTGCTATTTTCATTATTTTATTTAATATAAAATGGTAATGGAATATTTGCTAAAGTTTGAGATACCGACGATGCTTCTGCTTGTTGTCTTTCCAATTGATTTTTTCTTGAGGTTGCTTCTAACATTTCACGTAATTGTTGAAGTAAATCATCTCTTCTTTTATTGGCTTCGGTTATTAAATCTTGACTATTTAATTGTAATGTTTGCCCATCTTTTACATAAGGAATACCATTGGTAAATTTACCACGAATCATTGCAAGCATTTTCATCGAATACGCACAAGTCATATTAAATATCCAATCTTTACCTGTTGAGTTTATTGAAGAATAGGTGATATTTCCAATAGGAATATTTGAAATATTTGATACAAATGGATTGGTTTGAGTTGGTGGAGTTGAACCACTTTGATTATAAACATAATCATAATTTGCATCTCGTTCACTTGTTTTAATATATTCAAACCAATATTTACCCGATACTAATGGAATAGGCTGAATGGTTAAAACATTATTTCTTAATTCAAATGTATAAGAACTTCTTCTAATTTCATCGTTAAATTCAATAGCTTGGATTCTCATTGCATCATAGTTCATAGGCATTAATAAATAATTAACACCTACGTAAGAATCTCCGTAACCAAACCCATCTAAGAAGTTAGCAGTAGCAAGACCACCTGCCATAGTTGGGTCTAAAAATCTTGTAACAGCAGGACTTCTTTGATAAAATAATCTTTTGATTTCTATGGAGTCATCGGGATTTAAACTACCCGAAGCAATAGCCCATTGCTTTAAATCGTATGTTTGTTGTCCTGCTACAACGTCAATATGACCTTTGTGATAAGTAACATTCCCACCCGAACCTGCTTCTGAACCGTAAGTTTTAGCTATTCTGATTATATTTCCTAAAGATGGGGTTATTTTAACATTATTAATGTCAAATGAAGAATCATTAGGTATAGGACTATTTTCAAAATTTATATAATTATCTCTTATCTTGAAGTTATTTACTTCACGAGAATATTCAAGAGTAGCTTGTTCAAAGGCATTATAAAAATGAATGTCTTGTAGTTCAACATCCATTATAGGGTATCCTAATTGAAATGCACAATATCTTGCTACTTTATCGGCATCACTTGCAAATTGAGGGTCATTATCGTAAATACCTCTTGCAGTCTTACCTGCCGAAAAAGTTGAGCTACCTGACCAAACAATTATTTCCATACTTACTTTTATTTATAAATATGGAAATAATTGAATTTGTAAAGTTAGAAACCAATCTTCTTTGTATTAAGTTTAACTTTTGGTTGTTGATATTCAATATTATAAATATCTGCTAATGTCATTGGTGCTTCTGTTATGTAATCTAAATCAAGTTCCTTTAGTAGATTATTTGATTGTTCAACATTTAATTTAGAAAATTTATGTTCTGCTATCAATCTTCCTTTTCTTAATAAAGCAGGGTCTATTCGTTCCCTTTCCATATTAAAAGTAGCAATAACATAAATGTTTAACAAATCTCCATAAATACCATCGGTTAAATTTAATAAATTAGATACACCACCACTGCTATCTTGTGAAATATTTCTATCGGTTAAAACTTTTTCTGCATCTTCTAAAATAAGAATAGAGTTATTGTTATTTATCAAAAAATCTGTAAAATCTGGATTAGTGATGCAATTTATTAAGTTAGGTGGAATAAAAATAACTGGTTTATTGAAATCTGATACCATATATTTTATAAGATTACTTTTACCTGTCCCTGCTTCTCTATGCAATAATATTAGTTTTCCATTAGACTTATCTTCATTGACAGATGAAATAATTGTATCATAAATTGGTTTAAATTCTTTTGAGTAGTGTGTTTCAATATTTAAAATTGGTCTTTGGAGTTTCAACGAAACAGTAGTTAAGCCATTCTTAGTTGTTCTAAGTAGATTGATGTTATTTACACCATCTTTTATTAAATTATCGAAGCAAGTCTCGATTAATTCTAATATAAACTTAGATTTATTTTCTATGTAATAAATTTTAACTTCATTTCCAATCCCCCAATCGTTTGTAGTAATTACAATACCTGATTTGTATTCAAAAGTATACATCGCATCCCATTTAGAAGTAGGTGTTATTCCTGTTCTCGATTGTATCAATGGATATTTTAAAAATATGTCATAATTAACGTTATTGAGTTTCACATAATTTACAACTTGTTTTGGAAAGAGTCTTTTAAAATAATTAATTACAACATTACTCGTAAATTCTTCGTTACAATTATCATGTAATCCATCTAATTGTAAATTAGCATTTGGTAAATTTTTTAAAATTTCTTCTTTTAGTTCTTTTGTCATATTATTTGTTAGTTTTATTTTTTTGTAAAGATAATTGTTATTATTTGAATTTCAAAATTAATTCATCTTTTGTTTTACCATTTTTTGATAAATGTTTTGCAACATTATTTCTAAGATAGAAAGTTTCGTATTTTTTGTCGGTAAATAAATACTCTAAATCTTTTGGAATGTTCAATAACAAATTATCATATTTTAATAAAGCGGAAATGAAAGTGTCTTTCCAATGTTCAATATTGTAATAAATTTGTTGATTTGAATAAGTCTCTAAATCATAATAAGGAATTGATGTAAAAACTAAATCAAATTTATTTTCAAAACTTGAATCATCAAAATCTTCAAATCTACAATTAAAAATCTTAACATTATTGAAATTTTTTGAAAGTTCTATCAATTCATTATAAGTATCAATATTTGGTTCACAACCAATATAAGTACCATTTGGATAAATAGACTTAAATCCTAATAATCTACCACCAAATCCACAACAAGGGTCTAATACAATTGGTTTTTGTTTATTACCAATAAATTCTTTATAAATAGCTCCTGCAACCAAAGGTTTAAAAAATGAGATTGTTCCTCTAATAGCAGAAATTCCTTTTAAAATTTGTTTATAAGATAAATCAAAAACTTCACCAGATTCATTTAATCCAATTCTATATTCAACTATTTTTCTCAAAGTTTCATTGTCTTGATACATTTGATAAGCAGTTAATTTATGTCCTTTGTATTTGGAATGAAAATAACTTTTGAATATAGATTTTAAATATGTAACTCCAACAGGATAAGCATTATTTTTGAATACTTTATCCTGTCTATCATACACCTTAGACATATCATAATTATTAATAGTCAATGCAATATCAACAATAGAATTATTTGAAGTTGGGTATGGGAACTCTGGTTCGTATATTTTCAATAGTCTTATAATAGGCGAAACCATATCTTTTAAAAAAGAATCTCCTGATAATGGGGAATTTTTATGATTAATAAAATAATCTCTACTCATAATAACTTGATTATGAGGAATTGTTTGTTCAACTACTCTATTATATTTTTCTAAATCTTCTAATGATTGTAATTTAGGAACATCTAAATCTAATATTCTATAATCGACCTTTCCAAATTTTCTTTTATCTCCAATAGCACCTGTTAATTGGTCTTTGTTTAGATTTTCTTTTTTCATAGGATGATAATATGAACCATCAATTTCTACCAATAGATTTTGTTCTGGTAAATAAAAATCAATTAAACCAAATTCTTGTGGGTATTGTGAAATATAAGGTATATTCAATCTTTCGCAAAAGTTTTTAAAAGCTAATTCTCCTTTAGTATCTCTCTTTTTTTGGTTAGAACCTCTCAAAATAGCACTTCTACTCATTTTAGCTCTTGTTTCGTCTGTTAACAAAGAACCGTCCCAAATAGGAGGTGGTGTATGTTCTTTTATATAATCTCTACAATATGAAACTTCGCCTTTATCGTTTCTACCACTCTCTAATATAGTAACTTTTTGTCCACAATTGTTTTCACATTTACACGTAGGATGAATATCATTAAAAATATATTTCAAAATATAGTCTTTTTTTGTAATATTATGATTACGCTTAACGTGTTTTGATAACATAAACTCACTAAGCATTTTTTGATTACAAATTTTACAAAACAAATTTGAGTTTTCTAATTTTTGGTTTAATTCAATAACATGAGGTCTAAATTCTCCAAATGTTTCTGTATATCTCCTAATGTTCCATTCTGGGTGTTTGTGTGCTAAGTGAGTTCTAATTCCATGCACTGTGTTTTCTTGATTACAAATTTTACAAACATGAATAGAATTATCAACTATTATTTTAGGCTCTTGTTTTGGTTTTAAATTAGCAATTTTATTTAACAATTTTTCATTTTTGATAGCATCTTTTTCAACCTTAGCAATATGTCTAAGAATAGACTTTTGAAAAGATTTTTGTTGTCTTAATTGTTCTTTTGCTAATTCCTTTTCTTCTTTAGTTTTGATATTATATAATGATTTCTTTGTTTGTATCTGTTTTTCAATATTTACATAATTTGAATCACCATATTTTTCTAATTTAGTTTGTTTAATTTTATCCGATGATGTTGGGATAAACATTGCATTTTCAACACCGTGTTTAGATAATAAAGTAGCTTTCATATTTTCATATTTCAATTTAGCTACTTCTGGTTTGTCTGGTTGTCTTTCTCTATGATGATTCAAATAATACTGGAAATAGTTATTATCTCTTAACTCTCTTTTGTCTGAAAATAGGGTTGGTTGACCGCATCCACATAAACATAATGGTGCGATACCTTTTAATTTTACATTTAGATAATAATCCTTTTTTGATAAGTTATGTTCTTTCTTTAAATGTCTAACAAATTCTCCCGAATTAGATAATGTTTTGTTACATACTTCGCATAAGTGAGGTTCATTGATGAATCTTTCCGAATCTTGTTTGATGACGCTTTCTTTAGGTACATAATTAGGTTTAGTTTTCATTGTCTCCGCCTTTTTCTCATTAACTTCCTTAGATTTAGAGATATGTTCTACACCATACTTTTTTAACCAAGTTTGTTTTTGATTTTCTTTAGCCTTTTGTTTACTTTCTTCTGAAAGTGGTTCTCTCGGAGAATGATTTCGAGCGTATTCATAAAAATAAGCTCTATTTAGGTATTTAGATTCTTGCCTAAAACCTACTAATTTATCACAATCTTCTTTACACATACATTTTGGATGGTGTCCATCAAATATATGTTCTATAAGATAATCTTTCAATTCTACTTCATGTTTTCTCAAATGAAGTGTGAAAGTTCTCGGAGTTTCAAAAGTTTCTCCACATATTTTACATTTTTTGTAAAATTCACTTAGGTTGTCAATCATACGTCTTTTAGTAATTGTAATTATAAATATACAACCAAAGGTAAACAAAAAAAGTTTCAAACTCAATTAAGAATTTGAAACTTTTTAAAATTTGATAAAAAATAATAAAATATTATGTATTTATTGTATTATTTCGATATTTTTTATCTTAATTACACCGTATGAAGTCCGCCAACAATTACATCTCCAAAAAATGAGTTTCTAAGGGCAGTTTTAGCATATCGGGTCAACATGAACTTATTAGGGGTAGCTGTATTATAATTATAAATCAAAGGTGTAACTTCGAGAGGAATATAAGGACATAAAGCGGCTCCTGCTTCTAAGAAGTTTGCACCTTTAAAGCCCATTAACAAGCGGTTCTCAGTATAATAAGGGTTTTTGAACACTTTATATTGAGAGTTGAATGAACCTACACGTGTATTACCTAAACCAGACGTAGCTTTACCTACTTCGGCATCAGACATATAACCAGCCATCGACTCTAACACGTTAGCAACTTTTGGCGATACAACAATGAAGTTAGCTTCACCTCTTACAGTTTTTTGCAAGATAGAGTTAGACACTTTATTGATTTTTGTACCCAAAGTTCTAAACCAATCTTGTTGAGAGTTATAATAACCAGAAGTCATTGGTGTGAACGCAGTGCCAGTAGAGTTGATTTGGATGTTGTTTTCAGCAGTCCAATAATCACGAGTACCACCAGCAGGCACAGCACTTGAAATCATATCTAATACTTCTAAGTCGATTTCTCTTGCGATACTATCAGACATCATACCAGTAATTTCAGATTCCAAGTCGATACCTTGATACGCCTTAACGTCCTGTATCATTTCTTGTGTCCATTGCCCTTTTAATTTACGAGTTTTAGCAGAAACTTGTTTTGAAGTCCATTCAGCATAGAACTCAGGAATGTTCAATGAACCAGTTCTATCTTCAAAGTCACCACGAGCATTATCAACAGTTTGTTTTTGGTAATAAACCAAAGCAGTACCATTTACAACGTTTGCACTTGAACCAGATACCACGAAGATAACGTTAGTACCAGTTCCATCGGTAACAGTATACTGTTGATAAACGTTAGCTGGAACAACACCAGAACCAGACAAAGTGAAACCTCTTACAGCCAACACATCATAAGATGGTAAAGATGAAGTTGGTACAGATACTAATTTGATTTCGTTACGAGCAACAGAACCAGATAAAGATGAATCAAACCAAACATCTTTAAATGAACCAGATGTTACAGTTGTTGATGCAGAAGCAGAGTTTGGTGCAAGTGAATACGTGAAACGACCAGAACCATACAAACCACCAGAAACATCAGCACCAGTATCAGTGATACCATATACAGAATCTCCGCTTGTAAATGGTGATTTAGAGTTTGCATATTTGAAATCCAAATAGAACACTAAACCAGTTGGCATTTGCAATGGTTGAATAGAAACAAACTCTTTTGCAGAAATCAAGTCAGCAAATACCTTACGTACTAAAGGTAAGATAACACCAGCAACTTGTTCACCAGTTCCACCCGGATAAGTAGCACCACCTAAGTTAGTTTGGTTAGTTGTTTCTTTTAAAATGTGACCTAATTGGTTATGTAAAAGGTTTGCCATTTGAACTTTTTCAATTGGATTCAAGCCTTCCAATAAACCAATTTTCTCATACATTCCTACTTTCTCAGTAGATTTTTGATATTGTTCGTTGATTGCTTTTCTTTGATAATCAGCGAATTGTTGGAAATTTGACATAGTTATTTACCTAAGTTTTTTTTGATTTTTAATGCAAAAGAGTCCATTTGATTAGATTCTTTTAAAATTGATTGAGTTTTTGGTGCTGGGTTTGTGTTTCTGAAAATACCTTCTTTGATTGCAGTCTTAGAATTGATTTTCTTTGGTTCAACCTTTTCTTTTTTGTTTTTGTAAGATTCTGCTAAAAGTGAATAAGCTCTTGTAATCTCTTCAACTGATTTCATTGAATCAAAAGATTCAGAAATTTTGATAACTTGTTCTTGCGGTAATTTAACCTCCGAAGTAAGTTTGTTTAAATACTTAATATGAGTAGCGGTTAATAAAGATTCATTCAAAGATTGTTTCAAAATCTTAATAGCTTCTTTCAATTGAGCATTTTCTTGTTTTAAACTTTGAAGTTCAGCATTAGAAGTTTCAGCAGTTTGAGTTTGAATACCAATTTCTTGTAAAATTGTTTCTAACATAGCATCTTCATCAAGACCATCTTCACTTGAATCTCCACCCATATCAGGCATTTCAGAGCTATCTTCTGTTCCTGCTTCATCACCTAAAAGACTTGAAACAACATCGGTAATCATTGCTTGTAAGTCAGCTTTAGTTAATTGTGAGATTGGTGTATCGTCTCCAGATTCTTCTCCTCCCATTTCTGTTTCAGGAGCTTCTTCTGTTTCTGTTTCAGATGTTTCGTCTTCTGTTTCTTCCTCAGATTCTTCTTCGTTTAATCCGAAATCGAAAATTTCTTGCATTGATTCATCTTCATCTTCGGTATCATCGTAACTATCTTCGGCTTCTTGTAATTTAGCGTCAACCATAGATTTAATCGTTGGAGCTAATTGTTCAGTTAAAGAATCCTCAAATTTTTTACGCATCATGGTTTGAATATTCTTCGCTTCAAGAATAACATCAAGTTTTTCGTCTTTTTTTGACATTGTTATTTTTATTGGATATATCTATTGGAGATACAATTGGATTGGATTTGAAAAGAGAAGCAATATTGGGAGTTGCTTATGTGTAATTCAATAATAGATATAGAACTATTAAAAATTTATATTCATTTTTTATATAATTTTATAAAGAATCTATTGTACTTTATAAAGAACTTTTCAAAAATGTATAAAAAATGGGTCTATCGACCCAAAATTTGATTTAAAATATGATTTAACTTACTATATTGCTCTTCAACTTGATAAGAAACAATATTTTCTTGCACAACTTCGGGACTACCACTTCCCAAAATAGAACCATGATTAGAATTTCTTGTAACTAAATCATAAGCTATAATATCTAATGATTCAACAATAATATCATCTCCTCTTTGAGAAGTATTTCCCAAACTTCTTGAAGAAACCCCTACTTTATCTCCTAATTTTAAAAACTTAGCAACTCTTTGACCTTGTGGAATTTCGGGAAAATCATAAATAGCAATATTTCCATATAATTTATTACCTTTCCACCAAGTATCAACTATTTTATGAGAAACGGTTTCATATTTTACTTCGGCATCATCATAATGGTCTAATGAACCATATAATTCATTAGAGTTTTTTAATCCCATGTATCTTTCAATAGATTCTTTCAAAACAGAATAAGGATAAATCCTTCCATTTCCGTTTCTTTCATCAGCAGTTGATAATAAAGTAGGAATTATTAATAATCCATTATCAGATTGTTTATATGACTCGGTTAATTGTTGTTTTGACAATTGTAAATAACCTAAACTTTCCGTTAATAATTGTTTATTTTGATTTTGCATTTTTTGTTTTTGGTTTAGTAGGAATAGGTTTTGTCATATTCACTAAAACAGTTTTTAAAATGGTAATATTTGATAAATAATCTTTGTCTATTTTTTGTTTTATAACAGGTTTTTTGTATAATTGATTAGATAAATTATCTATCATTGCTTTATATTCATTTTTGTCTTTGTTATAAAGTTTTTTTAACTTTTCGATAGATTTATTAAATTTATCATCGTCTTTAGTTTCACTTTTTATTAAAGAATATATTGCTCTCTGTGGAGTATTTGATTCTATACTGTCATTGCCTGTTAATATTTTTAATAGTCTTTTATAAGCACTTTCAATACTATCTAACTTGATATTCTTTTGGTCATTTTTTATTAAGAAATATTCATTATTGTCTTTATCAAACACGTGGGGATAAAATACTACTTCTTTACCATCTTTATTAAAACTAAGTTTATATTTTTTAGTTTTATTATTTATAATATTTGATATTAATTTCCAATCATTAAATTCAGCGTTGTTTATAACTGTTTTGAATTGTTTTGCTAATACAGAAGGGTCTTTGACCTTTTGTTTTAGTGATTGGGTTAATGGTATCTCTTGAGAAGTACTTGTTTCACCTGTTTCACCCTCATCTGGTGTTATAGAGGTTGACTTTGTAGTAGAATCGTCTTCTGGCGAGGTGTTTAATTCAAACTCTTGTCTTTTACCTCCTACTGTTGGTTGATGGATTCCACTTGATGTTGGTTTAGATTTTTTATTTAGTTCTTTTTTCTCTTTCTTGGTTGGTTGAGCTAATTTTAAGAAATACTTTTGAGCAATTTCAAAATCATCAAATTTCTTTTCTTTATTAAAAGTATCTTTTACACCATATTGAATATTTTCTCCTTGAGTATTAATTATTAATGATAAATCTTTATCTGCTTTTGATATTAATAGAATATTTTGAAAAGGTTTATTAGTTTTATTCTTTTGTAATCTAATATCAATTGGTTTCCAACCCCAAGATTTTGTAGTTGATAATATTGAATCAAATTTTCTTTTTAAGAATGAGTAACTTGGTTCTTCTTGGTTTGATAAAGGTTCTTTTAATAAAGTTATTAATTCTGTGTTGGCTTCTTTTAATGTTGGAAATTCTTCTAATTTGTCTATTGATTCATATTCTGAATTATAGGTTGAATAAGTTGAATTTTTATTATCTACCGATATTATTATTCCTACTTTTGTAGATTCTCTTTGAAAATATATTTCATTATTGTATGTTGGTGTTGAAGTTGTCTCTACGTGGGAACTTACCTTTGACCAACCTAAAGAAAGAGCTTGTTGCTCTAAATTCTTAAAATAATTTTCGGTATATTTTCTAAAAGGATTTTCTACTTTTGGTAATCTTGGAATAGATTTCTTTTTTGGCTTTTCTATTTGAACAGGTTGTGTTGGGGTTGATTTTTTGTTTATCAACCCACTAAAGAAATCAGCAAAACCTTCATTAGTCATATTTTAATTATTTTCTACCTTTCCAAAATATAGCACCAGCAATTTTCTTAGCAGTTTCTTCGGGATAACCACTTTTTTCAGCTTTAGATACTATCTTATCAAAACCTTTACCTTTTTTACCAAAATCGTAACCATGTTTAGCCTTTTTAACGATTTCAGATTTTTCCTCTTTACTTAAACCACTTGAAGGTTTACCAGTTTCGGCTAAATATTGTAAAGTAACTTCTTTTAATCTTTGTTTGAAATCTTCATCAATACCAGCTTGAGATAAATGTTTATAATACTCAGGGTCTTCACTTAAATGGTCTTTAGCAATTTCTTTAGCAGTCTCCTCGCTATTAGTATGCTCCATTTCATGTTTAGTTCCTTTTTCTAATTCATCTTTATCAAACTCTTTATCAGATGTTCCATCACCAAGACCTCCAATTAAATTTTCAATCTCATATAATTTTTTGATAATTTTCATTCCATTATCTTTATCAACTAATGTATCAGATGTTACTTTCTTTGCTAAATTGGAATCTTTTTGTTTATAATTAGCAATAAGATTTGTATAATAAGATGGGTCTTTCTCTAAATTAGCTAAAACTTTTTTACCAGCCTTTAAGGCATCTTTACATTTATCAAATTCAATTGAAAACCCAACATTATAAGCATGAGAAGAAACTTGGTCATAAGTTAATTCTTCATTGATACTTATTGGTCGAGCTTTTACTACTTTAATTGCACAACCTTTTTGTTCATTCAAATCATCGACACTATAATCATTATCTACTTGTGGGTATTGGTCTAATTTATCTTGATTATGAATTAAAAAATCGGTTGCAACAGAAGTTTCATCATTATCAACATTATCTAATTTATTATAAGTATTTTCCAAAAACTCATTAATATCATCCGCACCAATTTGTCTATGTTTATCATTATAGATATAATCAATTGAATTAGGAATATCTACCGAAATAATATGAATTTCTTTTTCATCGGGTTGTGAAAAATTAATTTTATCTAAAGTTTGTGGTTTAGATTGTTGAATCATTCCATAGTCTTGCATTTCAAACATCACACCCTTTCTCCTTAGATTATTCAATAACATTTCATAAGTTAATCTTGGTGTAAAACAAGATTTATATTGGGGATATTTAGCAACTTCTAATATAAATTGATTTTTGGTCATTTGATTAGAAATAACCTTATTATACAATCTTTGAATAATATTTTTGGACATTTGTTATAATGTTTGTAATTTTGAGAATATATCTTTAATTTTTAATAAAATTTCATTCTTTACTTGAGGACTCATTGAAAAATCATCTTCTACATTTTCTTTTAATTTATTAATATGAGAAAGAATGATTGAAACTTCTTTTAATTTTGATTTAAGAATGGAATAACCTTTTCTTTTTTGTTGTTTGGTAGAATTAGTTTTGATTTGTTTATTAAAAGAAGAATACGAAATTTCATTGATAAATTTGTTTTTATTTAAAACTTGTTCAACTACTTTTTTTATCTTTTTCTTAGAAATTTTCTTACCTAAGTTTTGTTCACCGACTCCTCCTGTAAATGTTGAACCTCCAAGATTAGTAGCATTTGTTGTTAGTCCTCCATCCATTTTATTAAGCTAAATTAGTTTTTAGTTCTTCGTATAAATCATTATACATTAATACTTTGTTAATAGTATCTTCGGATAAGTTGATATTATTTTTAAAAGAATCTATATCGTTGATTACTTCTTGTAGTTTTTTTGAAGTAGTTTCATCTTTAACTAATTTTAACTTGGATTCACATAATTTGATAATGTTATCTAAGTTATTTTTAATTTTATCTGGTGTTAAAGATTCTGTGATATAATCTATCATAATTGATTTTTGATTTTCATTTAGGACAGATTTATATTTTTCATTGAATTTATCAATTGCTACTTTGTATGCGATTTTCTTTGTTAGTTTATCTAACTTGTTATATTCTTCTAAGAACTCATCTTTTTCATCTTTCTTGGTGAAATGTTCTAAAAGAGTTACTTTATTTTTAACTATTTCGGTAATATCATAACCTTTATCTTCGTTTTGAGATTCTAAAATATTATAGATACTTGCGTTTAATGAATAATTAGGAACTCTTTGTTTAAAAAAGTTTGGATAATTATTATTAATATCTTTTACAAGATTGTATTTATCTTTGTTTATTTTAGATTTATCTAATTTGTTATAATAACTTATAGCTTCATTTAAAATAAGAGATGCTTCGTTTTCAGATTTACCTGTTGTTTCACTAAGAGTTTTATATAGTTTATACTCTTTGGCTAACTCGGTATTATGAAAGTGTTTCTTGATAAGGTTTAAAGATTTAGGAACTTCATTAGAAATTACTTCGGATGTCATTTGTTGAATTAACATCTCATACAATAAACCAGTATTTTTTATTTTTTTATGTTTACTATTCATCATTTAGCGATTATATCACTTATTTATTATAAATATATAAATTAGTTAGAAATGTAATTTATGAAGTTTAAATGTCTCTTCAACTGTTTTTCCTAAATAAATATTAACCTTATTTTTTCTTTTTGGTTGAACATTTTCATAGATATTAGTCATTGAGATTGGATTAGCATTTGATTGAGACTTAACATTTGTTCCTCTATTAATGCCTAATCTATCTCTGCCTAAAGTACTATCATCAGTATTCATATTCGATGCTCTTGCAATAGGTCTTCCTAATACTTGTTTATCAAAGTTATTTGCTCCGTCCATCGGGTCGGGTTTAACTATATCAGTTTTATCGTTATATAGATTAGCTAAATCATGTGGAGTTCCATAAGATTCACCTGATTCTAATGGGTCATTCCCTTCGTTTTCAATTTGAGATATTCTAAATAATCGTTTTTTATCTTCTAAGATTTCATCTCGCATATTATCAAATTCATCTTCGCTTAGGTGTAAGATATTTTTATAAAGATAATCGGAAGAAGCAATGTTGTTGTCCATCATTGTAATCATCAAGTCAACCTTCTCTTTTAATAAAGCAATTTTTTCTTGTTCATAGATAATAGAAGGAGAAGTAAGTTCTAATTCAAAATTCATTAAGTTATTACTTCTAAACCCTCTTGAATATAAATGAATCAACGCAATCTTATATAATTCAGAAATAACCGAATTTTGGATTCTTTCTACAATCGGAACAAAATTTATAGTTTGATTTGCTAAAGTAGATGTACCATTCAAATCTCCAATTTCAGTATATTCAGATTTTGGAATTTTAAGAGCCATGAATAGTTTATCTTTGTGATAATTAACGTCTTCCATTCCAGCAAACGTTAAACCACTAATATTTTCTATTCTTGTTGCATCTCTATCACCTCTTTTTGGAATATAATAATCTTCAAGTAAATTCATCATATTATACTTTAGATTATAATCTCCCGTAGAATAATCCATAAATGGAGTCTTTTTGGAAGAGTTCATTATCTTCTCCATATAAGCATCAACTTCATTAGCAGGTAATGCACCAACGTCAATAGAGTAAATTCTTTTATCAGCAGAACGCATTAAACGATGAAGCAATGAAGCATCTTCCATTAGTGTCAACATTTTCCATGTTTTTCTTGCGTTCTCTATATAAGATTTACCATAAGGATAATAAGAAGTATCCGAATTTAATCTAAAGTGAGCAACTTCAAAATTTTGATACTTTATTGAATTAGAACTTGTGTAACCAGTTTCATCATAAATAAAATTTGTTTCGCCTGTTTTTGGGTCTTCTATTCTTGATGTAAGGTAAGTTGACATTGGAAATGTACCTACTACACCATAGTCTTCCATAAGTTTGATGTATAAAAAGCTATCTCCATACATTAACATTGTGCGAACCCAACCGTATAAATTTTCATCTATTGATAAAACATCATAAAATAAATTAGTCAATACTTGTTTTATCTCTTCATCAGAAGTCTTTATTTTTAAAATATCTCCTTCAAGATTTTTTGTAGTAACTTTAGATGCTAAAATATCAAGAGCAGAAGAAATGATAGCATCTAAGTTCATCATTTCATATTCTGAATATAATTGACTTCTTAAAATACCTTGTTGAAATCCTACAACCGAACTCCCAAAAGCACCTACTATATTGTTATTTCCTTGATAAAGCCTTGTAAATCTATCAGTAAAGTAATTAGTTTGTAAACCACCAGACTGTTGATATTTATTCATATCAAGAACCTTAATTTGGTTATTACTGATATGGGTAACTATCGTCTGTTGAGAAAACATCCGTTTTAATCTGCCCAAAAAGGATTTGTCCATTTGTCTTTTATTTATAAATATATTATTTGTTCTTCTTTCTTAAATTTGGTAATATTAAAATAATTTTGATGGGTCAAACCCCATATCTTTTAATATTTTATCTTGTTGATATAAAGCATAATTATTGTTCATCATTGAATTTAATTCGGGATGTTTATATACTTTAATTCCATCTAAGGCACTTCTTCTTAAATCATTAGCTTTATTGGTATGTACTAAAATATTGTCTCTTAAATGAGAATAAATGGAAAGTGGCATAATTAAGTCATCGGTACAACCTCTTGTTGCTTGAGCCTTTCCGTTGAAATAAATAAATGTACATAATTCATTATATGTTCTTCTTGACCTAATTATCAATGATTTATGTCTTAACATATATTCCAATTTAGAAATACAAATTGGTCTAACGTTCCAAGACATATTAAAACCAGTTGATAGTGAAGATGGGTCAACATAAGAGTTTACATATAAACTATAATCGTTATCAGACGAACCTTTTTTTACACGATATAAATTTGCATATCCAATACTTTCCAACTCTTGAACAGTAGCATAACCAATACCAGTATTTTCAACAATTAATAAAGCGTCTCCATAGGCAGTGGCAATTTCCTTTGCTTTTCTTGCTAATTCGATTGGAGGAATTTGACCATCTAACTCAGCTACTTGTTCGTTATCTTCTATGTCTATTACTTGAATTGTTGAATCATCCCCACCGTCTCCTTTTGCAGTATCTACAATAACAGCATATCTTCTACCATATTGATAATATTTCCAAACCCAATATTCTTCACTTTCACCTATTTTTATGATTGGTTCTTGTAAAGTATTTTTGTCAATATAATCTAAAATATCAGCATCAATAACAGTATTACCACTACCCATAAACTCGCAATCATACTCTTGAGCAAATGCTTGTTTACCTAATGCAGATATTTGAGTTTGTTTCCATTTTTCATCTCTTTCGGGGTGTAAATTCCACTTTAATTTAATTGGTAAATAACCATTCTTACCAGATTCGGCTTCCGTCCACATTTTGTGAAAATGGTCTCCTGTTCCGTTTGGTGTAGATAGGATAATAATTTTACCACCACCAGTTGCAATCAATGGTTCAACAGATTTGATAACAGATTCAAATTTAGGGATGAACGCAGATTCATCCATAATTACTAAGTTTGCAGATGTTGAACGAGCGGCATCGGAAGCAGATGAATAAGCTTTTACAGATGAACCATTTGATAATCTTAACTCCTTAGTATTTGAAATTGTAATTGTAGTTCCAAGCAATAACCATTCGGGAATTGTTGAAAACATTAATTTTACCTTTTTCAAAACTTCTTCGGAAGTAGATTGACGGTTAGATATAATTGAAACTAACGAAGCATCTTCAAAAATCATCATGTGAATAGCAACTAATGCTAATAGGGTAGAAATACCCATTTGACGAGCTTTTAATATGATACTTCTATCACTTTTTGATAATGCAGTTAAAGTCTTGGCTTGAAAATCGTAAAGATGAAATGGTTGATGTCTTTCTACGTTTGAACGGATTGTACAATAACTTGCCATTTTGGTAATGTCAGTTGCACATTCTATATATTTTTTTTGTAGTAATTCTTTATGTTCTTTTGTAAATGTAGCCATCTTCTATCGAATAGAATTTAATTCATTTTGGGTGTCAATCTGTCTTTGTTTTAAATCTTTTAAAATAGCTTGTAGGGCTTGTTTACGAGTCATCTTTTCTTGATTAGACATTATTCCATCAAGTTCTTTAATTAACCCTTGTTTTATAGTTTCTTTTAATTGATATTTATTCATCTTTTGTTTATAAATATCACAAAAAACAAAAACCACCCTATTGAGTGGTCTTTGAAAAATAAACAACTAAAACTAAGAAATTGAGAAATTAAACATTTTGCAATAATAGTCTTTATTGGCAGTTGGAATATTTGGTAAAATTGTATTTCTATAAGCATAAGATGTAGTTTCCCAATCATCTGCCGTTACATGAAAATATCTCATAATACCATCAATAGAACATCTTGCAATAAAATCTGTTGGTTCTACACCTTCTGGTCTAAATGCGGTTAATAAAACTTTATTTGATGACTTAGAAATTCTTACAGGTAATACATCTGTCATACTTGTATCCCAATTTATCGCATAAGTTTTTAACCAAGTAGTACCTCCGTCTAAAGAGTATTCTGTATTCCAGAATTGTGGAACCAGTTCTCTATAAGCAGAAATTGCTCCGATTGAATCAAGCATTTGAATTGCACCCAACACGCCAGAGTAGGTGTCAATCCCACCTGCATTACTTGTTACTGCTCTGTCCCATAGTTCTAAATCTACTCCGTTGATAAACCCAAGTAAAGTAAAAATAAAAGCGTATTTTCGCCCTATATTTTGATTGGAATGTTCAGTCAAAGAATCCGTAACCAACAACCCGTTGTAGTTTTTGGAAAATTCATTCCTACCTAATAAACTTCCTTTATCAGCTAATAGTTTAGGCATGAACAGGTTTCTTCTATTGTTCAATTTATATCTACAATACCAAGCTTGCCATTCCATATTGGTTCCACATAAAGCAGTTGGATTTAATACTGTCCTTTCGGAGTATGTTCCAAATTTATTTACGTCTATGTAATTACCAGAGTTATCTAAAGGGTAATGACTTCCTTGTGGGGCAAGCATTTCAAAATAAAAACTCTGTTCGGTTGAAGGCATTAAGTTATCATAATCTAATAAACTTTCGTTATTAATAGATTTACTTAATAATGTTGTTCTGGTTTCTACCTTCCAGTCTGTATTTAGTTTACTGAGTGCTGTTGAATTATAATTACCGTCATTATCTGGGTAATTGTATGTTTTTTTGGCTCCTGTTGCTAAGTCTTCTGTATATCCGAACTCTTGGAATGGTGCCGAATATAGCGATACAAAATAACCTCTTGTTTTTCTTGCACCAGCAATTAAAAATACTCTATGTTTTTCTGAACCGTTTTCGTACCCTGTTTCTATGTCAGACATGACTATACATCTCTGAGATTTGTTGTTTATATTATCTTGACCTCCTAATAAGTTAGACTGTCCTATCTCGGTTCCAGTGTCATATAATTGTTCAAGTGTTTTAGGTGTCCACGGGTCAGTTGAGTCTGTTGCGTTGTATTGATTGTGACATCTATTGAAATACGGTATTGCGGATGTGAAGGTAAAGTAACCGTCATCTTTGTAATCTATACCATTTCTAAGTGGGTCAGGGTTTACTTGTCCACCATATACCAATCCAGCCAATCCAAGTTCCCATGCTTTTCTATTATAGGTTGTGAAAGAATTATGAGGAACATCCCAGTATACAGCCCAAATAGGTCGAGTATAACCAGTTGAATCTACATAAGTTCTAAGAGGAGTAGTTCCGAAATGTGTGAGATTTAATAAACTTCCAGTAGTTTGTGCTAAAGTTTTTGTAATGTTTGTAGCACTTGAAGCGTAGAAGTTTGTAGATGAATTAATGGTAGTTGTACTTGTTGTAGTACTTCCATTAATAGTTGTACTTGTTGTTGGATAAGCAACACACAATACATCTAACATAATCCAATCTAACGATGGGGGACAAACAGCAATAGAAGTTCCCGTTGGTAAAGAATTTAAAATCTTAGATGGGTCTAAATTATTTTGAAATTCTAATAAACAAACATCATCAGTAACATTATTAGATGAACATTTGAAATAATAAGTATTACCAACTAAATAACCACCAGCATTTGATGTAGGTTGAATGTGAATATATTTTTCAAGTAACCCATTTGTATTGATGGTTGTACTACTTGTGGTTGAAGTAGTAGATGTCGTGGTAGTAGGTGTAGAATAATCTAAAACAGTATATGTTGTCGTAAACTCACAAGTAGTACCATTTGAATAAATTTTTATAGAAATATCATCTCCAATATTAGGAATAGAAGCAAATGGTATGATTGCATAAATATATGAACCAACTCCAGATTGAGCTTGTGGAGAAGGACTTTCATAAAGAATCTCATTAGATTCATTCTTGATAGTAATCGTATATGGACTAAGACCACTAACCGTACTTTCGGGGATAATCCCAATTTGTAAACCAGTACTTACAATAATTTGAGTTATTGTATTTGGACTAAGAGTAGGGTCAGTTGCTTGTGTCCGTATATGTAAATTACCGCAATTTAAAGGCATCTTTTATTTATAAGTATAATAAAATAATTTAAAAATTTCTTCTAAAGAATATTCGGTCTTCGATAACAGAACCATTATGACCAATAATATCAATATCTACTCCAGCGTAGAAACTTCCAAAATTGGTAATTGACCAACCACTTCCTCCCATCATACTCATGCAATTTTTATATCTAAATCTTTTTCCAAATTGAGTAGCAGATTGATGTAAATCTCCTTTAACTAAATGAATATTTGGAGTTCTAATATCATGTTGATAAATATAATCATTAATAAAATTCTCGGTTTTATCATTTAGGTTAAAAGGTAAACCGTGTTTCATATTAATTTTATCTTTACCATGAGTAATAATAAATGTATGGTCGTTATAAACATAATGTCCAATAAACTTATTAAATACTTGAGTTGTAATATTTTTATAAGTTGAGTTTAGATAAATTTCTAAAGTTCTATTGACAATATATTGTAAATCTCCATCATGGTTTGAATCTCCTACCGAATAAAAATTAATATTTTTTGTAATATCTAACTCAATTAAATTATCAAAGAAATTTCGCATGATACTAAAATAAGTTTCAAACTGTTCTTTGTTGTTTAGATTTTGTGGTAGATAATGTCCACCTCTTGTTGTTTGATGGTTGAATCCATCTAAAGTATCTCCTAAATTAATTATAAAAATATCTTGGAATTTTCCATATAAATTTTTATAATCTAATAATCTTTCTAAAATATAATTGATTCTATTTTTTAATACATCTTTATCATATTTATTTTCGTATAGAGAATCCGATTCTATCATTGCTCCTACGTGTAAATCTGACAAATATACATTTATTGCGGTATTTTTATTATAATTTGTACTTAATTGTAACTTAGGCGTTACGGGATTTTCAATAAAATAATTTTTTAATGAATCTAATAAAGAAACTTCATTTTCAATTAGAGAATCATCTTTTGGTTTAACTTTTACCGAGAATCTTGTTTTTTCTCCTTGTTGCCAAACAGAATATTGCGTAACAACAGATTTAGATAAATCTACTTGCTCTTCGATAAATTCTTTTATTGGTTTAGAAATATCACAAAGATTGGATGGTAAAAAATCATCATCGCTTTTTGTAATTTTTCTTCTGCCTTCGGCTGTTCTAATAATACCTTTTACAACATCTTTGTTTACTCCAAATTTTTCACAAACTTCTTTATAAGCATTATAAGAACCTTTTTGAATTGGATGTTGAATTAAATACTCTCTAATTTTTTGGTTTCTTTCTTTTATATTCATAAAATTATTTTATTGATTTTCTTCTTGTTCAGCTTCTTCGGGAGCAAGTGGATTAAATACACTATTGGTAGGTTCACTCGTTGGAGGTGTAAAATCAGGTTGTCCACCACCTTCTACTCCTTCTGTTCCTGTTGGTTCTTGCATTGGTGCTTCAATAGCACTTAATGGTTTTTTAAGAACTAATAAATCAGTAATAGCCTTTGAAGCTCTATCAATTTCACCAGCAACCGTTAGATTGTATTGCTTACCACTGATTTTTGCTTGAAAGGCATTTTTTCCAATATAAGTTAATAAAAATGTAAAGTCATTTGCTAAAACTACTTGAAATGTCGTTGGTTTAGGAGCCTTTAATTGAATATCATTGATAAAATGAATATATTTTGGACTAAGTAAACTAACTAAAATTTGTTTTAGTTGAGGACTTTTATGAGTAAAAGTTATAATTCTATCAAGATTCTTCATCTCTTCGAGAATTAACTTTAAAACTTTTTTATTTTGATTTTGCATTTTTAATCTTAGTTTGCAATTCACCAATTTCATTATCAAGTTCAGAAATTCTATTCTTGATTAAGTCAATTTTTTGGTTAGCAGTTTCGTCTAACATCTTGTCTTTCTTTAGTAACATATAACCTTCTAATTGCTTATTGATACCATTTCTTGTATTGATAAGATTTTCTAATTGAGATTTTCTTGAAATCAATAAATCTTTTGAAAATTCTTTAATTAGTTTATTTGCATTTCTAATAGCAGTTCCTTCTTTCTTCACAATATAACGAATACTGTCTAAAGAAAGTTCCCCATTTTGTTGTTTTAATAATAAATCTGGAATATTTGTTTTTATTACAATATTTTCATGGGTAGATTGTTCGTCGGGAGCTTTAATAACATAAATCTCACCGATTTCATCTTTATCTCTAAGATGATTTCCCATTGATTCGTTTCTATTTATCAAATCAGATTGAATATCCATTGATTCATCTTCTTTGATAAGGTTTAATGTTTGTAATTTTTGGAGAACTATTGGAAATAACTTCTCTAATAAAATTTTTTTATCCGTGTCCATTGTTTATTTGTTTTTTAATAAATAATTTACTAATATACCTCCGATAGCACCAACGTCGCCTAAGATATACTCTAATTGTTGTCTTTCTAATTCTTTGTGATGAGTAATAAATTCAATGCCTAATATTCCTAACAATTTATCGTCAATAGAATAAATAGGAAATGAATACATTGTTTTGATGGGATAAATATTAATCAGAGCATCCATGTCGTATTTTGGCGAATCTGCATTTTGGAAGTCTATAAATAAAAATGTGTTTTTTACTATTTCAGAAATGTATCTATAATATAAATGAATAGGAATATTTTGATACATTTCTTGAGTTTTGACAATACCTACATCGGCAGATTCAAATTTCATACTAAACTTTTGCATAGATTTAGCATTGTATAAATAATTTGAACCGTTATGAAATTGTTCTATCCAAATTTTATCACAATTGACACTATTCTTTATTGAATCTAATTTATCATATACAATTTTACAGGCTTCAAGTTCCAGTAGAACAGCATCTTTAGTAGTGTCTTCTTTTTTACCAAATAGTTTTTTTGCGTGTTCAGTGACGTAGGGTGCAATTACATACGTCAATATTGCGATAAAAATAGAAACTAAAGTAGTCAATATTGTTGAAAATTGAATATCGGTTAATAATAGTATAAATAGATATGTCACAACTTAATATATTTTTACTTATAAATATAGTTATTTCATTAAATTGTCTAATATATTCATTTTTTGGTCAACTAATTTACTAACTTGGTCATCATCGAGTATATTTTCGATGGTTTCTGTTACTACTCCATCTTCATTGAATATTTTTCTTGGTTTAGAATTTGATAAATATTCTTTGTACTCATCTTTCAAAGAACGTTTCATTGCTTCTATACTTTTATTTATTTGGTATTTTTCCCATTCTTCGTAAAGTCCACTAATTTTCAATTGTGTTTCAAATTTTAATTGACATGAAAAACAATGATTGTATAATTTATACATTCTTTCATCCATCGGGTCACGCATTTTACACTTACAAGATGGACAAAAGTTTGGTGTTAATACACTTGATTTTAATGAATCAAATTTAGAAATTGATTTTACTACTCCATCTTTAAAAATCCATTGTTTTCCATTTTCTTCCCATGTTTCCCCTTCTTTTCGAGTAGATTTTTTTGGTTCGGCATTAAATACTTTTAATGATGTATCTTCCAATCTTCCTAAAAGTCTGTTACTTATTAATTGTTCTTCTTTTGTCATCTTATTTTATAATTTTTATATTTTAGCAATTCCAAGCTCTTCTCGACCAATAATTAGCTTTAGTTCTATCTTTTCCACCACCTTTAATTCCTTTTGAGCGTGAACAGTATGATTTCTTTCTATCGGGATTATTTTTCTTTATATTATAATCTTTTGAACCAAAATTTACTTTAACCACTCTTCCATCTTTACCTTTGACATAAACTTTAAACTTTTTAACATCTCCTCTCATTGGTTTGTTTAGTGGAACTTTTTTACCTTTGTATTCTGCTTCGGATATTAATTGTCCATTTTGTTGAATACCTTTTAACCAGTCTACTGTTTTATCAAAATCACTATCTGGAACATCGTATTCTTCGCAATCACATTCGTTTAATGATGCGTTTGATTTGTCAAATGAACTCATGTATTCTTTTATAGCGTTTAATGCTTGATTTGGTAAATTTAGATGAGACAACTTAATTCCAAACATATTTGTTATGTTAAAATTATCCGCTGTCCAAATGCTATATTTATTGGAATAAAACCTTATATTGAGTTTACTGAAATCGAATAGTTTTGTTATTATGCTTATAGCATCTTTTATTTCATTGTCTTGTAGTTCGGCATCTTCGTCATATAACATTGCATTATATATTCTAACGAATAATTGAGAGAATCTGTCACCTTCATCTGATAACTCTTCAAAATGTTCTATTTCATCGTCAGTGTATTTTTCAACAGGTTGTTTGTCAATTATTATTATATATTTCTTATTTAAAGATACGGATGCGTCGTACATTTTAGATGAACTTGGAGTAGATACGCACCATTTACTGTTTGCTCCATATTTACAAGATGCTTTGTGACTCAATGGTGATACGATTGTATACCGTGAATCTCTATAAATATTTACTCTTTCAGATGACTTGACACTACCTTCGTCTAATTTATATTCTTTACTATTTTCGCAATCACATTCCATTAACGGTCTGTCTACATTATATGGTTCAATATATACTACTTCTCCATTTGATTTAGAGTATTTGAAAATATCACTTTTAAAAGTAATTGGTTCTTTTAATCTTTTAACATATTTTTTACCCATGCCTTTTTTTACATAGGCAATTGTAGCATGAGGTTGATATGATGGATATTTATCACTATTTTCAAAATTTTTCTTAAAATAATTATGTAGTTTATGTAAAACGGGGGATTCTACATTAAATTTAACTACATCAAACTTATCATTTTCAAATAAATCAATCTTAGTAAACGTAACTTCAATTGGATTTTTTAATTTTTGTAAAAGTTGTTCGATTTTATCTACATCGACATTTTCACTAAAACCATATAAAACAGTTACATGAGGTTCATCTTCTTTTCCATAAGAAGAATCATTTTCCTCAGTATATAAATCTTCATCATCTATTTGAGATAAAACATAATTCCATTTTGGAATATCTAATTGTAACATTAAACAACCAAATTCATGTACTTCTTTCTTTGGTTCATTAGGGTCTATTCCAGTATTTGTCAATAACTCTTTATACATGGTTTTTATCTCTTCTTCTAATTTTTTATTAATTTCATCTAAATTAGGAATAGAAATATCTCCCGATAAAGTAGGAACAGATTTTTTTGTTGAAATGTATGGTGTCACAAGTATTTGAGGATTGATTTTTGAATAGTTTCTCATAATAATACCAGCCAAAGAATTTGCTTCATTTTCTATATCAGAACCAGTATCACCAGCGTTGTTATATAATTCTTTTTTCTCTAATTGGAAAAAATGTACGATTTCATGGGCTAAACTTCTACAAATATCAGCTAATAATCTATCTTTGACATAAACTACTATTTCAATATTTTGTGTATCAAAATGAGCTAAAGTAGAAGTTTGAGATTTATCTTTTGTTAAGATTATTTTTGGTAATCGTTCAACATTAATTTGTTTTATTGTAGATAACTCATCAAAAACATATTTTATAAAATCATTAAGAATCTCGTTACAATTCATCTTTTGTTTATAAATATGATTGATAACAAAAAATGCGAACTATGTTCGCATTTAAAAGATTTTAACTTAAATATATAAGATTTCCATCATCATCTACAAAACAAATATCTTCCTGATTTTTATAAATAGAATTATACATATCTTTATTATCTTTAAATTGTTGATAATGAAATTCACTTATTTCTTCATTTGTCATTGGCGAATTATATATTTCTTCAAACCATTCTCCACTATATAAATCTTTATTTGTTTGTTGTTCTCTAAAATATTCTAAATGATATTTTAATTTTTCATTATTTCCAAATTTTGTCAATAAATCATAATAAAGTTTACCATTGTTCAACATTAATAAGTTTGCATTTAAACTTTGAATCGTTTCTTTAGTATCATTATACTTTTGATTCATATTTTGAATAACGTCTTCTTTAGCATTTTTTATAAATGATTCATTATTAAGATTTGATTTATATTTTTCTAATTGTTTACCTAATCTTAAAATTTCTTTATTTATAGATTCTTCTTGAGATTTCTTATCAATATTTGGTAGTTCTAAGTAAACATTATATCCTTGAATATTGGTGTATTCAAATAGATTATTTCTTTCAAACATTGGATATAAATTGTAATCAATATTTTGTATATTAACACCATGTAATTTTTCTATACACATAGCATTAGAAACAATATAAACATCATTTAATTCAATATCTTTACCCATCATATCAATAGATAAATTTAAAGGGATAGATTTGTTTATATTATATTTATTTCTAATATTTCTTACAAATTCAACAATCTTAAACAAAGTATCAAAATTGTAACATAGTATTTCTTGATGGTTCATTAATCTTGATTATTTAAAGTGTCAAAAACTATTTTGCTACATTTTTTACAAACTAAATGATATTGTTTTTGTTCTCTACTCAAAAAAGCATGAGTAATATCTTGAAATAACCATTTCATAGAAGAATCTTTTCCGCATATTGTTATTTTATCATTAGAAGGATTTTTTATACAATGAATATATTCCATATTTTTTTATTTTATTTATTATCAAAACCAATAAAATTGACAATTAGTTTCAAAATTTAGATATTTATTTCATATTCTTTAATTTGATTCTAAGCAACTCTTTTAGGTTCATTGGTAGTGTTTGTTGGATTAATTGTTTTACGAGCTTCTTGCCCAATTTAGAGGGGTCTTTGTCCTCCATTTCTACAAGATAAACTCTTTTACCAATGTGCATTAAATCAATGGATATTTCTAAAGATAATTTAAAAGCATCTTTATCTAAACAAATGTAAATATCATTAACGTCTTGTTGATAAATTCTTTCAATTAACATTGGAGACATATTTTTTCCAAAAAGAGGAATAGCATTTTCTCCAATAGCAATTGCATCAAAAGAACCTTCACATAGATATATTGGTTGAGTAAAATCTATTAGATTTTCAAAGTTAATAATATTTTCATCTATATTTTTTGGTTTAAGATATTTTAATTGTGGATTTTCTTCATCTGATAATAATCTTGCTGTAAAATTTATTAACCTATTATCTTTATCATAAGATGGTATGATGATTCTATTTTCATAATATCCTGTTAAACAATATCCAATGTGGTAAGTGTAAATATCTTTTTTTGATATGTTTCTTGATTTAAGATATTGAATAGCGTTTTCTAATTTTGCATTAGATATTTTTCCATATAATGATTTATCAATATCTCCTAAAAATATAAATTCTTTTGGAAGAGTTAATGTAGGGATTGGTTTTGATTCTTGTGGTTTAGTTGGTAATTGAACATATTTACTTAATGTTTCAATTTTGGAATAATCTACATTTATTTTTTTAAATAGATAATGTAAATTATTTCCTTTTAAACCACATGACCAACAATGATAAGGATTTTTTCCTTGTGTAGTGGTTAGAACTATTTCTAACTTTTTATTACCTAAATTATGGGAAGAACATTTTGGATTGATACATTTGAAAGCATAATTATCATCCGATGTGTGTTTTGAAGAACCTAAGACAGATTCTAATAAATTTAATAATAATACGTTCATAAAATTTGATTTGTAATTTAAACTAACTGATAACCTAAGTTATTTTCAAGTTTTTGTTTTATTTTATCTCTATATTCAGAAATTTTTAAATCTTTTTTGAAAGGTTTCGATATTACCAATACACTCTTTAAAGTTTCATTATTAAAATTTCCATCATAAATACATCTTAAAAAATTTATTATTCGTTGAGGTTCATTTTGATTAACCCATCCATATATTTTATCATATATTGTATCAAATTGGATATGCGATTCTTCTTTATAAACGTCCATAATTTTTAGATTCGTTATCTATATAATTTTTCATTTCTAACAATTTTTTATACACATCGTTTGAATATAAATCACTTGCTATCCTATCAACAACTTCTTCAATCTTAGGATTATCAATCAAGTCATCTTCATCGGGGTTTAACCCAAACAAATTAAATAGTTTTCTTCTAAAATATTCAATATCTTTTTCACAATTGATTACAGATGAATCTTCTAAATTTATTATTTGAACAAGAGATTCGTCTAAAGCATCACACGTTGCAGAATCCGTTATTACAGTGTATTTTTTATACTTCATTGGAATATAACGAGATGATGTTTCAATCATTAATTTGGTCTCATTGTCTTCTAATGAAACATATTTTTCAATTGCTTTTTGGTAATCATTATCAGAAACTTTCATAATTTTTTATTTTACTTGGATAATATCTACCCAAAATGTTATAATTATAATATTTATCTACATTTTCAATGACTCTTTCTTCCATTTGACATCTTAACTCTAAATAAGATAAAGTTTGTTTATCTGTTACGGCATATAAGATTTCTCTTTTGAAATTTCCTTTACCCAAAAGTTTAATATCTTCTTTTAGGGTTTCGGAACTTCCCCAATATTCTTTCCATTTAGATTCGGTTACTACTTTCTTTTTTGTAGGCTTCTTTCCTCTTTTTGGTGGAAGATTTATAAGTTCTTTTTTGGTTAGTTTTTTATTAACGGTCGAAGTTAATAATTTTTTTCCAATATATTGTTTATTATTTGTTAAATTTGTTATTCTATAAATAAATCCAATATGTTTTGATAAATCTATTTTTTCGGAATTAATCCAATCGTTGTTTTCCATAATTTTACATATCAAATCTTACTTCAAAGATTGTATCGGTGGTTTTTGATAAAGGGATTGGTTGATTTGATTTAGCAATTGCTACTAATTCTTTATTATTATTGTATAGTCCTATTGTTGAAACGTAAGGTTGAAAAGATTCTTCATTAACAAAATCTTTTACTATTCCATCTACTGAATTAGGGTTTACTAATAAAGATTTATTTGTAGAGTATAAAAATTCTCTTTCCTTTGCTTTACAACGAACTATTGTTTCAAATACAGTATGTGAGTTTTTAAACTCAATGCTAAAATTACCAGTGTTAGTTATCATATCCTAATTTTTTACCAGTTTTTAAAATTTCTTGAACATAGAATTTGGTATTAGAATTTTTATCAATTGTGTTTATATCATATTTGTATGGAAAATCATTTCTAAAAGCATCTTTAAAAAATACATTTTTCATTTGTGGTGTTATTCCAGCATTATGATATATTTTATATTTATCAACATCGTTTATTCCACAAGCCCAAGAAAATTCTAAATCTTGATGCAATCTTGTATCGAATCCATGTTTCCATGCTAAATATTGAACTGCTATCATATCCGCTACCCAATATTGAAACTCGTGATAATTTTCTTTTGGTTGATTTGAACAAATAGCCCATTGAGATTTGTAATATTCAGTTCTATCTTTTAATTTGAATATTTGTTCACTTACTTTTTCTACTTCATTCCAAAATTGATAGTTTGTTCCGTATAAAAAATATTGACAACCTCCTGTATATTGCTTATTCCTTCTTACAACTAATGGAGAAACGCCTGTTATTTCGCAAATATCTAATAAAACATCTGTTCCTTTTAATATGACATAATCATAATTCAAATAAGACCTTGTATCACTAACAAACCAATAGTCACTTTGGTTCATTTGTTCAAAATTTGGTAATCCTTTATAAGTAAAACAAATATCACTATCGTGATAAAACATTTTCTCATCTTCTAAATGAGGATTATTTTGAATAAATTTTTTGATGATATGGGGTCTAATCGTAGGTTGATAACTTACATCTAAACGAGTATCTTCAATTAAAATAATATTTGATTTAAGTTGATTTTTTAATGTTAATAAATCATTACTTGGTATTCCTTTATATCCAAATAAAGCATAAACATTTGATAAATCAACACCATTTAATTCAAAATTTGTATGTTGAACTTGTATTTCCCAAATGAATCTTTTATCATCGGGTTGGGCAGATAAATAAATCATATTCTATAATTCTTCCAGTAAGTATGTTCTTTATTATAACTATCTGAAAATGAATCATAGTGATTTGTAAAATTTCTTCCATGTTTGATGTGGATAGATTGTTGTTTGTCATAAACAACCTTTACACCAAAACTCGGTTCGACAGAATTATATTCTCCTTGTAAATATTTTAACAAAATAGCACTAAAGTATTCAACAGCAAAATCAAATTTCATCGTCATTTGATGTAATGGAATCGTAGATTGTTTTAAATTTGAATATCCAAATTCATTTAATCCACCATAATTCATATTACAAATAATATTTTCATTAAAATCTTCATATTCAAAATGTTCGCTTGTATATAAAACATCATGTTCTAAAAAAGATACATATTCATACCCTTTATTATATTTTTTAGCAAGTAATAAACATTGAAGAATTTGTGAAACTATCGTAAAATGAGATGAATTGTTTTTATTGATTGAACTTAAATTATAAAATTTATCATTATTTATCTTTTCCCAAGCACAAGTAATAATGTCTATTTTAGAAGTTAATTTCTCTAATTCAAATAATACCTTTGATAAAATATCGGGTCTTATTTGATTATTTGTATAAAATATACCTAATCTATTACTTGTTGGAAATTTATTAAAATAATCCACTAAGAAAGTATCCCATTCCTTTATGATAATTGTTGAATTAACACATAGATATTTTCTATTGTTTGGTTCGGGGTCGGAAAATAAATTATTACTAACTACAAAATCTTCTTTTTGTGATTGGACAATATTAGTAACATCAATTTCATTGGTAATTCCTCTATAAACTGCTTTAGTTATGAGCATGGATTATTATTGATAAATGTTAAATTATCATAAGTTTTTGGAAAGTAATCATTTATACAAATAAATGAAACTATATCATTGGGATTTTTAGATATTGTAAATGTTGAATCAGTATTATCTTTTGGAATAACTGTTTGATAATTTACAATTTGTGTAGAATTTGATTCAAAATAAGTAATTGTGTAGTAACCAGAAATATTTACATCAACTGGTGCTGAATAACGTTTACCAGATTTTAATAAAGAAGCTCTAATATCAAACGTATTTCCAGATTCATCGTCTAATTGCGTAACAACAATTTTTACTTGTGAAGAACTTGTATCAACAGTGCATTGTGTAACAGCAACCGTTACATCGGCAAAGGAATCTTCATTTTGATTAAATGCTCTTACGGTAATAAATTCTCCCCCAACATAATTAGTTGCTACGCCAGAATTAGTAGGTAAAGTAAACTCTGTTTCGTTTGGTTTTAATGTATAATCAGGTGTATCAAAGTTATTACTACAAACAAAATTTTGATTATAGCAATATCTAAATATGGTTGCATTAGAAATATTAAATACTCTTATTTTAGCATCTGTTTTCCCACAAGTATTTGGTATATATTGAACTTCAAAACTTGGGTTTGGACATGATAAAACAGGAGAAGTATATGTAGCAGTTATAGCATGATTAGTAGAATCTCTTGCCGTAAATACATAAGAACCTTCTTTTATATCAAGTTCAAAAAATGAATTTGGTTCAACGTTATCATAATCTCTTACAATTTCATTAGTGATAGAGTCTTTTATTTGTAACTCTATTTTAGAAGAATTATTTCCTCCAAAACTAACTCGTATTCTACTAAATATAATACCATTTACCTTGATACATGACTTTACTACAACCGAAATAGATAGATTTCCTATTGTAGTTGTAGAAGTTGTAGTTCCTTGTGTAGTTGATGTATATGGTAATGTAGTTGGTGGAACGTATAGTTTAGTTGTTCTTGAAGTATCAGGAATTATAAATTGTGTTGTTGCTACATTTATTAATGTGTATTCTTTAACAGTTCCGCAATTTAATCTCGTAACTTCAATATTGTATATAGGAGAATATTCTTCAAATGAAATAGTAAACGGAAAGGAAACATTTTCATAAATAGTTTTACCTAAATATGAAATGTTATAATTTCCGCTATTGTTTACCGAATTATTAGAATATGTTAATGTAAAATTATACAAGATTTTGAATAGTTATTTTTCTCGAAACTTGAACAGAACCATCGCAGTTAGTAACTGTTAAATAAATATATGGTGTTGGAAATTCGGAGTTATTCCATGTAACATTAGCACTGTTATCTGTTTCTGCACTATTTAATGTTCCACCAACTACTTCCCACAAATAGGAAGTTACGGGACTTCCGTTATATGAACCATTTAAGCTATACTCATAAGCAACATCAGAATATACAACAAATGTTCCACTAATTGCCACATTTGATAAAGGTATACATGGTGCAATCGTTGTTGTAGACGTTGTAGTCGTACTTGTGGTTGAGGTACTTGTAGATGTAGTAGTTGTTGTGCTTGGATTACAATTATTTCTATTATCCAACATGATTTGATACAATTTGTTTCTACCTACATCTTTAATGTAAACTTGATAAACTTGTTGTTGATAGTTTGTTCCAATTTTATTTAAAGTAATATCAAAACTTGTTCCAGTTACATTTGTAAATGAACCATTATCCAAAGAATATTGATAATTACCAGAACCATTATAAGCGTCAAACGTCCATCTAAAAGTTGTGTCTGTACAAGTCATATTGGGAACTGATACATAAAAGCTATCACTATAACTTATTACATTACAAGAAGCATTTTGAGATGCTCCTATTATTGCTGGTAGTGTTGAATTGGTTATTGCTGTAATATTTCCTGTTACAGAATCTAATGAAAATAATCTTGGGGTAGGTAAAGTCGCTTGAAAATATATTAAAGAATTATATACATATAAACTTCTTAGGTTGTAATAACCACTTAAACCGCTTAAACTATATTTTCTCAAAATTAGATTTGAACCATCGGCTTTCATTAACCATATTTGAGGTTCATTTCCAATATGAGGGTCATAAATCAATGCTAAAAAACAATTCATTGATTGTACGTATGCTAATTCTTCTAATGAACAATATTGAAAAGTATTTGAATTTGGATATGAATAAGATATTCTTGATATAACAGAATTAAACTCATAACCACCCGAAACGGGTGTATATTTTCCAATAGAATATTCACCTGCATAAAAGTTACCAGAGGTATCGTGACATTGACCTCTTGCTATTAAATTAGCTTCTTCGGTAGGGTCAGTTGTTATGGATTGGATACCATAGGAACCATCTGTTAAATCTAAAGTTTGTAAAACATATTGACTACCACTTTGGATAGCGGAATATAATTTATTACTATATAAAGATATATCAAGACTAATCCCCCAGTTTGAATAAATAGTGGAATATGTATTATCAACAGGATTGTAGTAATAAACATTTTGATTGTTATTACCAAAAACTCCGCATGGATTATAAGTTGGAGTTGTAGTTGTGCTACTTGTTGTTAAAGTAGTTGAAGTACTTGTAGTCGTACTTGTGGTTGAAGTAGTAGAACCTCCAGAAGTCGTGGTTGTTAAACATGGTATATTTATATTATTTATTTCAGAAATACAACTTTGGTCATTGTAATCTCTTAATTGAATTTTATAATTTGCACACGATAATTTAAAACTAAAATTATTTGAACTAATAGGCGTAGTCCAATCTCTAACAACAGTAGTTCCCGATAAGATTTTAATTTGATATAATCTATAAAAAGAACTTTGAATCAAATCTACTAAAATATATCCTTTTTGTTCATTATAATCATAAGGAAAACTTTCATTATTGACAAAAGTAACAGATGAAAATCCAATATCACATGGATTAGCGGTTGTAGTAGAAGTCGTACTTGTAGTCGTTTGCTCAGAACAATCTATAATAGTAGAACCACTTGGCAAAGAATTATACGTGATTCTGTTTAAATCAGAACGCATAAAATTAAAGCAGTCTATACCAGTCATAGTGTTATCATTACAACGGTAAAACAACGTCTCAGTTCCTTTTTGTACTTTTATAAATTTATGCTTATTCATAACAAATTAACAATAAATAATTTTAAATAGTTCCATGATTATAAAATATCCCACCCAGTTCCAAAACTTTGTATTGTATATGATGATTTTGGAATACTCGTAGATAAATAATTGTAATCATCAATTAATTGAGAACCGCTTGGAATAATATTTACAGAATTTAATGTATTATCTACTTTTTTTATTATGAAAGTTCTTCCTTGAACTAAATTTGCATCCATTAATGAAATATTAATAGAACTTCCAGAAGCATTTACTCTAATAGTACCATCGAATTGATTTAATGAATAATTAGAAATAACGGTTTTTGGAACAGATTCTATTATACTACCAGAAATATTTATAGTAGAACCAGAATTATTTATATAAGATAAATAAACAAATGAACCAGAAAGACTTATACTACTAATCGAATTTACAGAATCCTGTAAAATATTATATTCAACATCATCTAACACCTTAATTGGGTTAGAACCACTTCGTTTAAAGTAAAGTGAACCACTACCAATAGCCATCAAACCATCCCTTGTTAAATAAGAGTTGGAATCATTTACTGTTAAATAATATGGAATAGCAAAATTAGAAATACTTGAATAGTTATCTCCAACTAAATCTCCATATATTTTTTGTGAACCACTTGCCATTTAGAATATAATTAGTTTAAATGATATTGAACTTGTAGCATTTACTGTAACACTGTTTGCAGTTCTATCTATTTTGTTTGGTATAAATATTTCATTTCCACTACCATCTTCACAACGAATACCGTTTATGTATGGTAATAAATGTTCATCTTGTAAAACAGTAACAGTGCTTACATTTGAACAAGTTTTTATATATCGTTGTTTAAATTCAAAAACAGCAGAAATCAATTCTTTTACTAATGTATTTAATTCACCCCCTCTTGTTAAGGGATTTCTATTATCGCTTAGTGTATTATCTGTTAATGTTTCTATTTGACTTCTTGATAACATTATTATTTTTATTTATAAATATGATGTTACACAATTATTACCACTTATCAACCATGTTGGTTCTTGTTGTCCATTCAAACAGGCTATTCTTACTTTAGTTGAAATTTTACAAGATTTATTAGATTTTAATCTTACCCAAACTGTATATAAACCATTTGGTAAATAGTTTGATTGATTATTTTCCGTGTAATACAAATCTACATCTCCGTTGAATGAATATTCTAAACCAGAAGAATCTTTAGTAAAAGGATTTAAAGCACTTACAATTATAATTCCTCTATTATCATTACTAACACCGCAGACAAAGTTTGTATATGGATATTCTCTAATAATAGGATTGCAATTAAAAATAGTTGTAGTAGAAGAAATATTACTTAATGTCAAAGATAATGTTTTATTATCATCTTCATTATTATAACCATTTCCAGCAATAGAATTAGGGTCATATTGGTCTACTTCCCATACTTGAGATTTTATTTGTTTAACATCACCGACATTACCATTAAATTTACCTTTAAATCTTATAACAAAACTATCTCCGACAATTAATTCATCTTTACTAAACAAATAATAACCATTTTCAAAAGTATAATCATAAGAAGATATACTTGATGTATTGATAATAAAGTTATTATCATATTCTAACTTAATAACTAAATTAGTAGCATTACTATTTCCTTTATTTTGAATAACAATTGTAAAATCTAAATCGGTATTAATTAAAGGAGTAGTTGTACTTGAATAAAATGTTAATTCTAAATCAGATATTTCAATCTCACTATTAATTGTTGTAGATGTAGAAGTACTCGATGGTAAAGTAGTAGTAAAATCGACCGATGCTAATTGATTGAATGTCAATTGACTACTTAAAGTTTTACAAAAATCCTTTGTTTGATATATTAAAGAACTATTTGTGTATGAATCATCAACAATAACCTCTAAATAATTAGAATTTATGTCACTAACAAATTTTACACCTCCATTAAATTGCCAATTAGGAAATTCTTTTAGATAAAAATTAGTGTTAGCAAAAATTATATAATTATTTTTTGTATTGGTTGGTATTAATTCTAATTCAACTTGAGAATCTACGCAAGTTGGTTCTAAACAGTTACCATTAAATGTAATAGTCTTAGTTGTTGTTGGACAACAATCACTATAAATAGTAGCAATAACATCTCCTCTACAACCAAATAACATTATACTATCTTTATAGGTAGGAATACCGCTCATTTCGCCTGTAAATGCCCATTGAACCGTAGAAATATTACAATGATTGGAAACTACTTTATATTCATTATATATTTGGTTTATTTGACCTAAAGCGTTTAAATCAACATAATCTTTTATTTTATTAAAAGAATATTCTCCTGTCATAGGGTTCATTTTAAAATGATACTCTACATAGGATTCATTTGTTGTTGATTTTACCTTTAAGTTAAAATTATAAGCATTTCTTAGGTATGTATATGGATTTGATAAAGATGTATCAATGATTACTCTACTTGCTAATTCACTTATGGTAAAATATGTTAATCCACCATCTTTTGAAAATGAAATATTATAATTTTGGTCGGTATCAAAAATGTAACTATAATTATTTATACCATTGTTTCTTGTAGAAGTTTTTATTACATCGGTTAATGATACAAAAATGTTATTACTTGGCAATACTTCTACTTGGTTTGATTTTTTGATTATTTGAAAATCTGCTACTCTACTTAAACAATTATTATCTGATAATGTTGGATTTGGTATAGTTAAATCAAAATCACAGTTTTCAATTACGTTTATTTCAATATCTGAAATATTAGAACATATTCCTAATGAATCTTTTACTAAATATTGAGCAGTATATGTACCTAAAGAAGAATTTGTAAAAGTTATTGATGAATTATTATTTGTATAAGTAAACCCATCCGATAAATTTAATAGTTGTAGTGTAGAACTATCTAAAGTTTGGGAGCAATATGTAATAGCATCAGATAATAAATCTATTATCTTTGTTTCATTTTTTAGAAATGTATATTTTTTTGGGAAAACTGTTGGTTCAACTGGAAATAAGCAGAAATAATTTTGATTAGTTACTACAACTATGCCTTGTTGATAAAAAATATTACCTACAAGGTCATCGGAAATAGTGTCTATTAGATTTCCGTTACCATCATCTTCAATATTGAATGAATCGGAATTTAATTTAAAGAAAGTTGGTTGTATTTCATTACCAAACATACTTTGGGGAATGTCTAATACACGAATAACACTTCCAATTTCGGTTGGAAAATCTTTAACTAAGTCTTGATTATGATTATATGAATGAAATGAGGATGAGTGAATACTCGAACCCGAATATTGTTGATAAAAAAGTCTATTTACATTATCATAAATAGACCTTTGGTAATATCCATTCGTTTTCGGTTCAGTTGGTAGATAGAAATTTCCATCAAGCTTCTTTCCAGTATAAATTTTGACATCAGAATCACTACCACTTCCACACACATTTGGTAAGTTGTTGTAATTTAACTTATATTGTTTGTGTGCTTGATATGGTATTGTATTAACATCGTCAATATTGAGTCGTTTTAATGACATTTGTTACCAACTAAATTTTACTTTAATTATTTTATCTTCAATAAATGTCTTTTTGAGAGGTTTAGACAACTTAGCCACCCCAACTAATTCCATTTTATCGGTATATACTCCTAATGTAGTCACATAGGTAGTAGGATTATCTATGATACTTTGGTCAAATATGTTACCAGAACTATCTAAAATACTTGGATTAGTTGTAAAATTAAAATCAGCATTAGATAATCGACAAAAATAATACTTACTTGTAACAGTTTCTTCCGAACGAACTTGAAAATATTGACCAGCAGAAATCATATTGAATAATTTTAACTCATTTCTTTGAGTAGCGTTAGTCGGAGTAGTAGTAATATTCAATCCAATACCTTTATTTGCATAAGATAACGCTAATGCTTTTGGATTTAGTACAAATAATCCTAAATCAGGTAACACTATTCCATAAGTACCTTGAGTTGTATTGACAATAGATGAACCACTCGCTAATACGCCATTTGAACCAGAAATAATCGTATAATATCTTGTATTACCAATATAATTATTTACAATATCAATCTTTGAATCATCTGTTAATGAAAGAATATTAGACCCAGACTTTAGTCTTAAATTAAATCCACCTTGTATTGATTCTCTATAACAATCTCTTGATAATGAAAGGACGAAAATTTCATCAGAAGAAATTCCACCAGTAGAGTTAAAATTAAATAAATCTGTTTCTGAGTTTAGAATATTTTGTCTGAATGATGAATATGATATTTTTGTAAACTTAGTTCCGTCATAAGTTTGATAAGCAGAACCAGAAATATTACCCGAACCAGAAATATTAGCATAAGAAATGCTAAATTGTGGGGTTGCTAATGGATTTACCGAAATATTGTCTTTATACACATTTACATAAAATCCATTATCTATAACAGGAGTATAAAATGTAGATAAAATTTCAGTATCATTTGACCAAGCAGGTTTAACTACTTTTTGAGAATCAAGTGTTGAGTCACTTGGTTGAAATTTAATATATGTCATTATTTTTTCTGAATAATTAATGGAATTGAGATAAACGCACCAGAATCACGACCAGTAATTGTGATTGTTGATACTAACTCAGTTAAATTACTTGTAAATAGTGTATCGGCAGAAGTTGCAGTTAATGTAAATGAAGTTCCTAATTCAGATTTGGTTACTTTTGCTCCATAAACAGTAGTATCGCTTGATGTAGAAACATCAGTAACACCAACTCCTTTGAATGAACTAAGTAATCTAATGTCATTAACCATTACTACATAACCATTTGTTTCAAAAGTTGTATTTGAACCATTATAATTTAAAGTTTGTGGAGTAATAGTAATACTTGCACCTTGTTTTAATACAATACTACCAGCACCGATTGTTAAGATAGGAATTTTTGAAGTTCCTTTTGGTAAAGATATTAGTTTTGAAATTAATACTTGGTTTTGATTAGGATTAGCTTCCATGATAGGAGTATTTTCGATTGCTTCTCCATAAAAAGCACTTCCTTTAGGATGATTTGGATTCCATAGAGAATAATCTATTTCATCGTCACCCAAAGCGAAATATTGAATATTGAAACTGCCATCGTTTTTTGCCAATAATTCTCTTCCCTTTTGAGTAAGTATAGCTTCAACAGTAAGTAATTGACTATCTAAAAATGCCATTTGAACCTTTTTTATTTATAAATATGTAAATAATTTAATTTGATTTGTTAAGTGTATAATCATTTAGTAATTTTAACTTAACTTCTTTTGTAATAGTATCAATATTACTCAAAACATTTGGGTTAATGTTACTTGGAATTAAGAATCCGTATCCACTTGCTCCCGTCTTTTTCTTAAAATTGACAATTATGTTGGTTTCATCTTTAATTCGTTTTAAAATAACACATTCTTCAATGTTTTCTTTAGTCAAGTAACTCGGAATAGTATTAGATAAAGTAATATTGATGTTAGAATTTGTAATAATAACGTTTCCTACTTCTAAGTAAAATGAATTTTTAGTTTTCGAGTCTTTAATATAGATAATATCTCCACTTTCTATATTAAATGGTTCATTTATATCACCATACTTAGAATAAATTTTACTATTTGTAGAATTAAAAATACTATTATCTATATAGTTAATAAGTTGTCTTGTTAAAACAATAGATTTAGTATTCAACCCTTGAACAATATTATCATTATCTGCTATTTTTAAATTAGATACATTGGCAGTTGTATAAACAGATGAAGATTTCATTAAAGTTATAGAGCCACTTGTAACATTATTTGTTTCTAATTGTTCTAATACAAATAAAACTTTATCATATTTAGATAATGTATTACTATTTTTTATAGCAGTATAATCTTTTGTTAAAACCCCTCTATTTCCAACTGGAATATTTCCTAAAATAGTTGATAATTCAAAAACTGGTATGTTTATGTTTACTGTTTCTTGGTCTTCTTCTAAATATTCGTCGTATAGCTTTTCAACCGATTGAGTTGTAAGATTTTTTACTTCAAATAATTTACCAGTCGTATATGGTATAGTATCATTAGAAGTATAAATTCTATATGTTCTTTGGTCAGAATTGATTCGACTAATATTATCCCATGTCCAAGTTCTATCAGGATTATATGGAGGTCTTGTTGTACCAAGTGAGTTTTTACTATTTGACCAATAGTTATTGAAAAAAGTCATAGACTCGGTTCCGTTGATAGGTATTTCAAGATTTCGTTGGATAGTATTGTAAATATCTAAAGGAATCTCGTTTCCGTCTTGGTCAAATAACGGTTCTATTGGATTGTGTGTATAAATAACACTATCAATAATACTTTCATCTGAAATATAATTTTTATAAGTTGAAAGTTTATATTTGAATGAAAAACTACTTACGGTTGGTTTCAACAAAAGATTAATATCAACATTGAATTGATATTGATTTCTATTTGGAATAGTATATGAAGAATATCTGTTATCTACCTCACTACCAACAATAAAACCACCCGTTGTATCGACATCTACTTGAGAAAAAAGGTCATAAATGAATTTTTTATCACTAATATCTCTATCAAAAGGTTCTATGCTACGTAAATAAGTAGAATCTTCTTCACTTAATGAATCAAATTTGAAATATTTTTCAGAATTTGTAAAATAAAATACAGGCTCAAATGAATAACCAGAAACAAATATTTCTTTTGAACCATCTAAAGATTTTTGATTAGAATATTTATTGACATCAAATAAAGAAACAACCGCACTATCTCCTTTAACAAAATATCCTTGAATAGAATAAAAGTTCTTATTAGATTTATTCAAATCGGTCAAATTTCCATTAGAATCAACTAAATATTTTAATTGAATATTAGATTTTTTATCAAATATTTTATTTTCATACACATCAGTAAACAATCCAATTTTATCTACATAAGATTCAATTGTAGGAGTTTTGTTTAACGATATATCTCCTTGTGTATATTTATTTAATTGTTTACTTGATAATTTATTTCCTTTGTATTTTGAATTTATTATTCCTGTTTGATTTGAATAATATTTAGAATCAACTACATCGTTTGTTAAGTTATATACCGAATACTTAAATTCAGATAGTTCATTCTTTGATAATTTTGATTTTAAGAACTTATTTTTGTTGTTTGGTATAAATCCTTCACTAAACTCATAAACAGCCTTTAAATCGTCTAAATGAAGCTCAGATTGAACGTTAAACTTATTTAATATTTCGGTTTGTGTAGAATCTATTACAAACTCTGGTCTTTGATGTTTTATTATATTCCTATGGAGTACGTTTTGTCTTATCAATATCCCAGTATTGGTTGTATGGGATACAGGAACAAAATCATAAATCATTTTAAATAACGAGTTATCAATGTATTGAATTAATTTTATATAATCTTTTACATTATAATTTCCAATAACTCTTTTTATATATGATTTTTTAATCAAGTCTAATGTAGAATATTTTGTATTGTACATACTACTTGGGTCTCCAATATAATCATCAATTGATATATGACCTAAGTTACTTATAATGTCATCATCTTGTTCAAAAGTTGGCGAAAATACAACATCTAAGAATTTATAATCAATAAAATCAGGTTCAGATTGGTCAATTGAAGTAAAACCACTTAACAAAGTTCCATAATAATCTTTAGATTTTATTTTAATCGTATCGGTTACTCTTTTTGTAGTAGCCGTTCCAAAATTATTGTAATATATTTCATCATAATTAGTCACATAGTTATTTTTATTTGGAAAACCAGTAAAAGTAACATACCAACTTGAATAAGGTTTGTTATAACTAAGAGATGGAAGAGTTGTTACCGAACTATGATTATAAGTCATTAAATCCGTTCCAAGTGGCAGATAATACAATATATTATCAATAAAACCAGTTACATTCGATGATTCTACCGATTTAGGATTATAAAATCTACTAATAAGATATTTATCTTCCAAAACATCGTTTCTTACTTCTAAAGATTGAATATTATAATCTAATCCTTGTCCAATAACTAATGACAAAGTTTTATCTAATATTACAGTTGGTTCATTTGTAATTTGTAAAGAACTTGTATAAACTTGAACTGTTTTAGCAGAATCTTCTTTAACAATATGAATTGTATAAATTCCTTTATTATTAGTTTGGTTATATTCTCTACTTAAATAAACATAAAACCATTCTTGGTCATAAAGTTCTACTTCTACTTTTTGACTTACATTATATCCATAATTAAGATATACTTTAGACGGTTTATTATCATAATTTTCAAGATTACAAGTTATAAAATCTTGACTTGTTGTTTTTAGTTTAAATAATGTTTCAGATTGTTGAAATACTGTTTGACCCGTAAATAAATCATTCGAGTTGAAATCACTTGGTCTAAAATCTCCTACTGAAACATTTGAACCAGATGGTTTACTATTTAGTTTAAATCTAAATCCTACTGAACTTGGTACTAAATCATTTGAGCCAGATGTCTTAAATGGAATGGTTAAATATCCATCTCTATTAGCATCAAGAGCATAATTAAATACATGGTCTTTTGATTCAAACGTATTTATTTCATTTGATAATGAACCATAATTGTATATTCTATAAACAGTATCGGGAATACCAAAAATATTTATTAATTGACGTAAACCATTAATTGTCCCTTTACTTTTAAATAAGTAGGGTAAATTATGATAAAGTCTTTTGTAAATTTCTTTTGAATAGTTTTTTTGTGGTAGTTGAGTTACATCAACATTTGATAAACTATTGTATAACTTAACCCCAAATGATTTTAATACAGTCTCGACTAAATCAGGAGATATACCTTTATTCATATTGTTGTTAGCAACATAAATGTCAGTCATCTTTCTAATATAAATCCAAATATTATCAAAATGATGTCCTACTAAATTTAAAAAATGAAACAATGGAGTGTTTCTTTCATCAATTAAGATATAATTAGGAATACTATTAACAAGAGATGATAAATTAAAATCATCATAGATTTTTGCTTCTCCTAATATACCAGAGTTATTAGAACCTTCATAATCAGCATTTCCTAACCAGTTTATTACGGTTTGTGATGAAGATGGTAAAAGTAACCCATCATTATCTTTTGGATATGCTTTTGGAGAAGTTGACGTATATAAGAAATATTCGTATTGGTCAAATTTAGTTAATACGTCACTTAATCTACTTTGATAAGTAATTATATTTCCAATATTATTATCAATGTTGTATAGATATGTTTCTATTAGATTAACTTTATACATAAAGTTTTTAATCCTTGAAACAATATTACTAAAATGGACAAACTCACTAAAGTCTTCCCAATTTACATTTATTGGAAGAGATTTATTGTTAGGTTTACTGAAAAATAAATTATTAAATCCTCCAAAGTTTTGTTCTAATGTATCCGTATCTAAGTAATCGGTTGAAAATGATTTCTTATCGTCTAAATTAATATCAAAATTTGGTTGGAGTTTTTTGACAGGTTCAATTGCTTGAGTAGGTAAAACTAACTCAATATCAACAACGTTAGTCGGAATGACTTCTTGTTGAACCCAACAAAATGATTTTGTTGTTATAGAAACATCAAGTGGTTCATATAACTTTACATATATTTCGTAAACATCATCATTAGTATTTAAGGCAACGTTTACTATTAAAAATAATTTATTTGATTGAAAGTTTAATAAATCATACTTTAAATAGTTGTATTTTTCAAAATTATCTTTAAGAGTGTTATATAATGACTCTATCTCTATATTAGATAAAGTGTTTGAACTTAAAGAAATCTCTTGTCTATTAGAAGAAATTTCTTTAATAAATAGATATTCATTAGATAATTTTCTTAAAAAATTATAATGTATAGAATATTTTCCTTCAACAAATCCTCTATTAGTACAATCTAAGATAGGGTCTATCTCAAGTGATTGTAAATTACTATTCAGTAAACCATAATTAGCATCGGGTTTATAAGAAGTGTAATTATAATCGCTTGTGACAAGAGTATTATTTGAATCGTATATGTGTATCTCAGCTACATCATTAACTAACCCAAAGACATCTAATAACTCTTTGTTATTAATTAAAGACAAATCGCTTGGATTTATTTTATTGAGATATTGTGACATTCTTAATAGTTTCTAATTCTTGGGTAGTTGTTAATAATTGTTGATTAAGAGTAGTTATCTCATCTAATAGTTCTTGAACAGAATTTGTAGATAGGTTTATACCCAAATATTCAGCAGATTTTTCTACTAAATATCTATGAGATTGGATTCCTTCTTTTGGAATAGCGTAGAATAAATCTTCATAAAGTTGAAAAAAATCTTCAATCGTTAGTTCTTGAATTACAGGTGTAGTAGTACTTTGGTCAATAAGTTGACGAAAAGAAGTATCTATTGTATTTTTAAAATCAGATTTTGATAATATTGATGTCTTTACTTCAATCTTCATCTTTTTAATTATAAATATATAAAAAAGAAAACAAGCCTAAAAGACTTGTTTCTAATCGTCAATCATGGATTTACAGTATCAATCTGTTATTTTATTTGACTGTCAATTGGCGACATTCTACCAATTCTATGCGGTCTAAAATTTGGTGGGTAGGTTTGTAATATTTTATTTAACTTTTCTAAATTTTCAAAATATTTTTCACTTTTAGATAATCTTTCTATAATTCTATGAAAATCATTGATAGATATATTAGTTGATTCGTTTGCATTTATAGTACCATCCCATGAATCGTAATAGCGTTGTTCACTTTCATAATCAGCTTTAAATTTTTCTTGTAATTCAAATTTTTCCTTTGGTTCTTTAAACAGATTATTGAACCATGATGTTAGTTTATTTAGTAATTTCTTCATAATTTATAAATCACGTGTAAACACTCTTGTAAAATTAGTTGCAATATAACCAGAATTGTCCGTGGCAACTGGATTAAATCCTTGCAGATATTTATCTATATACTTAATAAAAAATTTATAGGAACCACACCAGTAATATATTTCATAAACAAATCTAACAAATCCTTCTGAATTTTTTATTTGGCTGATATATTCATTTTTATAAAAATCATCTAAAGATTTAACTCTAAAATCATACCCATTAATTAAACTTATTTCCGATTTATTGTATGGTAGATTGTCTATATTTATCTTTTCTCGTTCCAGTTTGTAAGTATAATACCAAGATAAATCAGATTCAGATAAACTTGGGTATTTAGCAGTGATACTTGAAATAGGAGTTGTCTTTAAACATTTTAACAAATTGTACCTATATTCATTTTTAAATAATTTAGCATCCTCGTTATATGAATTTATTTTTGAAAATTCTTCATCGGTTAATTGACCAAAATCAATCGTACTACGACTATATAAAGGGTCTATTGATTTACGTTTAAAATTATTATCTACAAAAGAAAATATATCTTCATCTTTACTGACGGTATTTAGATGCTCTAAGTCATGTTCATTGTAAATAATACTTTCGATTAATTTATCATTAGATTCTTTGTTATGTATTTCTATAATTTTCATAATAATTTCATAAAATAAGGTAAATCTAAAAGACTTACCTTATACATCAAACCTTTAAAACAATGAATAACTAATATGTTACCCGTACATAATCAATACAAATTACTTATTAAAAAAGTTCCATTTTAATCATTTATTTTAAAATATAAATCATCTTTGAAAATATATTCATTTCCATTGATTATTGTTTTGATGTCTATGGTATAAAATCTATTAGTTTGAAAATTAGTTGTATCAAACATAAAGAAGTTTCCATTGTTATCTAAACTTACTTTGGTATAATTTGTATCAAAATCTATAACATAAAAATCTGCCTTTAAATCTCTTATAGCATAGTAAGTAGTCGAAGGTAAATATTTTTTTACATTATATTGAGATACTTTTTGGAAAGTTCTTGTTGGATATTTTTCTCTACAAGAAACATTTATTCTATATTTATGTCCTTGATATAGTTTAAATGGATTACTTGCTAATGTAACGTAAGGTTCGGTTGTTATAACACTTCCTGATAATGAGTTTAGATAAGTTGAATCGTCATATCTTAGTTCATAGTATGGTTGATATATTGTATGGGTATCTTTGGAATAAAGATTTAGTAAATAAGTAGAACCAGATTTAATTGTTAAATCATTTTTTATTTGTAGACTATAAGAATAGGTTGTAGAACCAGAAAGGTTGAAATTAATATCTTTGTCACTATAAATAGTGTATGTATTTTCAGAAATTAATATTTCGGTTGATAAATATGAAGCAGAGTATTTATTCCAAGTAATTCCAGTTGTGTCATTATTACCATTTGTTAGTTTATCTATCCCATTAGACCAACTATTATTTGAAAGTTCTTTTAATTGCAAAGAATATTCAGATGGTAAAGTGTGTCCATTACAAAAATATATTTTCATATTTTCATAATAAGAACCAGTTATGTTAGCCTTTTTTAAAGCTATTGCAGAAGAATCAAATGATATTAAGGAGCGTGTTACACTATTTTCTATTTGATTGATACCCACGTCAAGAATCTCATCTAAACCCGTGTTTTTGTCGGGTAAATATGAATATATAGATGCGTCTTTTGTGGGTAGTAATTTAATAATTGCCATTTATTTTTGTACAATAGGTGTTGTTTCTTTTAAACCTTTTAAAAATAATAAATAATGTTTGGCGATTTCTTCTGCTTTATCGGGTAGTAATTCACCCTTTCTAACTCCGTTGATTATTCTTCGAGCGTTGATTGGGTCGGTTGTTTTTTGATTAAAATATTGTTCGAGTCTTCTACCAGTAAAAAATCCACCATAAAATCCTTTAAACATAATTTTTACTGCTACTTGTGGGTCTAACGCTAAATCGGGATTTTTTAATAAATCTATCTTTAATATTTTACCCATTTTTTCATAATTGTAATCCCATGTTAATTGAACATAACCTCTTCCATAATAAACTAAACCTCTATCATTTGGTTTACCGTACTTATATTTTTTCCCAAGTCCATATTCTCTTATTGGTAAAAATGTAAAAGCCGTTTCGTGCCACGCTGTTGCGAGCATATACGCAAAACGTTTTTTATCTACTTCTAAATCTCCCGACTCATACAAATAAGTATCCCATTCGTCAAAAAATATTTTTGCGTTTCGTATATTTTTCTTAAATCTACTTGCAATAGATGGACTTATAGTATCGGTAAAATATTGAAAATCAAATTGTGCCATATTAGTAATTATTAACTCTTCCTTTAATGTCGTACATTGGTGACTTTATTTCAAAAATTGACAAATCAATAGGAGGATAAATTATATTGTTTCTTGTTGCTCCCGTGAAATCATAAGACCATTGTGAATAACCATTACCATAAACATTTTCTAAAGTAATTTTTATCACAGATTGTAAACCTTTTACTTGAGATAAAGCATTATAAATATCGGTTAAAATAATTGGTTGATTTATAGACCATTTATCTCTATCAAAAAAGTCTTTTAAAATGTTATTACATTTAATTAATATTTCATTTGAATTATAAGTTGGTAAAATTGAAATATCGTAATACAATTTAAAATTTATAATATTTGCATCTTGAATAACAATCTTATCATCCCCACTATATCTTGATAAATATGTTTTTAAATTTTCTTTTCCTACTTGATTTAAAGTTGATAATGTTCCATCATTACCATATCCAAGAACGTATAAATTTACATTTGTTTTCGCTTTTTGAACATAAACCTTTGAAATTGTTCCATACTTACTTGGTAAAGATAAACATCTAACTAAATAATCAGATTCAGAAACTACTCTATTTTGTGTTGTATAGGCAGATAAAGCCTTTAATCTAATTTCTTCAATAGAATCTCCATCCGAACCACCTCTTGCAGGATTTACGTTGTTTGTAGAGATTGATTGTAATACGTATTCTAATTGAGTTTGGTCTAAAGTAGTATTTTGAACAACATTGATAGTAGAAACACTATTAATAGTATTTGCTTCAACGTTTGATTCAACTCCACCGCCAACTAAATAATTTACGGTTAGTGTAACATTTCTTGGAGCTATACCGTAGGTGTTAGTTGTTGTAAAATTGGTAATATCATAACTTGTTTCTAATTTTGTTCTTGTGTTATAGATATTAATTCCTACGTTATCAGGATTTAAGATAACTTCTTCATCGACACTATCATTGATTCCACTACCAAATTCTATTTGAAGCGTATTATCTTCTCTAAATCTTGAAACAAATCTTCTTGGAACTCTTTTTACCTTTAGATGATATAATCCATTTGAATCTTTAAAATCTTCAAAAATTGTATCTTGTGCTAAATTATCTACTTCAAACCATTTATATCCATCGCTATCTACAATATTTAAAATTTCGATAATATTATCATCAATTAAATCTAATGTTAGATATTTTTGAGCAGTTCCAATATCAAATGTTTGAGATTTTGTTTGTCCCGAAATAGCTAAAACTTCTTTCGATAGTAGATAATAAGTAGGATTTCCTAAATTATCAGTTTGCCAAACTCTTTCGGTTCTTTTATCATTAATATTATTGATTGTAAAATCAACCGTATCTTGAATTAAAAAGTTAATACCAGTTGTTAAACTTGTTACAACGGTTCCCGATTCTATTAATACGCAATAATCATAATCTGGAAAATAAGCGTCTTCAACTAATTTACTTGGAATTTGTTGGTATACCGTTAGAGTTACAACCGAAGGACTTGTAACCTTTGGCTTATAACCTAATTGATACGATATTGAAAATAGATTTTTTCTTTCTTTGGCTTGTAATAGTAAGTTTTCGGATAATTGAGAATCACTATAAAAAGACAAAGTATCACCAACCATAGCCACTAAATCAAAAAACATTTTACCCACACTTTCATCAGAAAAATCAGAGTAAGTATTGGGAAAATATGTTTTAGCAAGTTCGGTTAGTTCTTTGCTATAATCACTAAAAGATTTATTTAAGTAAGAAAAATCCATTTATTTGAAAGTGAGGATAATTGTATCAGATTCAGATTCATATATTACATTATATTCTAAATATAATGCTTCTAAAGAATTATCATAATCATTTTCAATATCCAAATTTAATATATTAATTTGACCTATAAAATAAGTTGAAATATCGGTTAATAGTTCTTCTTTGAAATTATCATTATCAATCATTGGTTCAAATAATCTTTTTCTAAGACTTGTTCCAAACGATTGATTATAAGGTCTTTCTCCTTTCTCGGTTAAAATAAAATTTGTAAGATTGGCTTTTATTTGTTCTCTTTGAGATGAAGTTGAATTAAACACACTCGCTCCATCGAAAGGAATATTTATTCCAATCTTTTTTGTTTTATTCTTATTTTGAGAAATTATTTTCATTAATCGTTGAATCCATAATTGTTAATACCAGCAAGTCCCATAGGGTCGGCTTTCATAAATCCTTCAAAAAGACTATGAGAATCTAATTGAATAGATTGAATAGCAGATGTATTTTGTGGTTGTTCTTCGTAAATATTAACATTTCGTCTTGGTTGACTACGAACTTCATTTAACATTTGTTTATTTGAAGAAATCATTTGTCTCATTTCATTCAACATTACCTTTTTGAGTTTCAACAATTCATCTTGCAACACCTCTCTAACGGCTTCTTGAAGTAATTCTCTTTGTTTTTCTGCTTGTGTCATATTTTTATTAATAATATTTGTCGATTAAAAGTTTTACCTTATCTACTAAAATTTGTGTATCGGTTACATGAGATGAGTCTGTTCTAACTATTTCAACGTTTCTACTATCTTTTGCTATACCGTAATGTTTTAAGAAATTTCCAGTAGCATCTTCCTTTATAAATATGTAAAATCCTTTATAAATCTCTAATGCTTGATTTTGTGAAATTGATACTAAATTGTTATTAGCGGTAAATTGATAGTTTTCATCAATTACATTATAAGAAGCACTTAATGTATCTAATTTTGTAACATAAGAATTTAACAAAGGAGTTATAATTGATAGATAAGCATTAATATCTTCTAATAAATTCTTTAATGTATTTTGACTATCGGATAATTTTAAAATAAAACCAACCGTAACAGGAAATGGCGAGGTTGGAATTGGTAGTAATGATAATATATTTAGTATAGTAGATAATGTAGAAACAAATGTATTAGCGGTTGTTATTAAAGAGTTTGTTTTAGAAATTTTATTATCTATATCAACTAAATTATATTGATACTTAATCATATCATTAGTATTAGTTGATTTTAAATTAATGTTTTCTAAATTAGCAAATGAAGATTCAATCTCAAATATGTATTTAGCAACGGTTTTAGATAAACTCTTTATCATTTTATTCAGTAAAATTCTTTTTAGATTTGATTTTAGAAATTTGAGTCTTCATTACAGAAATATTTGCTTTTAATTTAGCAGACGCTTGTGTTAAACTAACAATAGGAGTTCCTGTTGGAGTTGATATAGCACTTACTAAATCATTTGATAAAGATTCAAGTGACGAAATTATTTTATTGAATAAATCATAAGAATTTTGACCTAATAACAATGGTTGAGATTCATTATAAGAATTTAATCCAAGATAAATCTTTGGTGAATTAATAATGGTATAATCTTTTGAATCAATATTTACAGTTCCTTCGGTTTGGATTGATACAGATTTATCAGCAATAAATATTAAACTATCATCTTTTGCATTAAGAATCAATCTTCCAGTACCCAAATAAATCTGTTTACCATCATAATCTGGTAAATCCTTTGGTATATAATTATTTTCCGTCATTTAACTTATAAGCCTTTAAATAAAAATCTTGAATTGATTGACACGTTCTACTTTTTTGAGCAGTTGTTATTCCATCTTTGGTTAAAGTATAATAACTAATATTCAATGCTCCGTTTGGAATACTTGCCCAAATTCTTGATAGTTTTTCACAAATTTTATAAACACCACTTATATTTGTCATATAAGAATGTAGATTATCATAAACAACTTGACCTAATGCTTTTTTGATAGAAGAAGAAGCGGACAAATCTTGGTTTCTTTTATTAAATGCTATATTTTTTCCATTAATTGTTTTCCAAGTATCTATTCCATACTGATAACGACCCCAATATCCTTTCGATAAAGTAAAAGATTTTTGTTTAGTTACTTTATTGATAAAAGTTATTTTTAATTGTGGGCAACCTAATTGAAAATTAACCGACCAATTTGGGATTTTAATATAATTTGAACCAATATTATATCCATTTTCACCTTGACCAATGGTTCCTTCTGTCCAAGCAATAGTATCTAATAATGCTCTAATTGGTATTGGTAAATCTTTTTCGGTAAAATTACAAAATTTGGAATAATCTAAAAAGTTTATTCTATTTACTTTTTGGTTTGGTGATATATCCGACGTTTGATATTCATCAAATGTATAAATACTTGGATTTTCTACTTCAACTTTATCTAATTGAAAGGAATCATCGTTCATATTGTCATAACCTTCAACAGGAAAATCTACTAATTCATCTTCACGTGTTGAAGAATCATCAATAATAGACTCTTGTGTTAAAGTTATATTTTCTAATGATTTATTTTCAATATTATTTGATATATTTGGAGTTGAAATATTTTTATTTTGTGCTTTTACAAAATGAGATTTAGTATTTAATCTTTTTGTTAAAGGAATTGTACCTTTTGAAGAAAAAATTATAACAGAATCATCATTGTTTATGTCTTCTGAAACAAATTTTTTATTATTCGTATCAACAGGTCTTCCATTTCTAATAATAGTTAATGGATTTCCTTCATTATCAGAAGTAAATTTTAAACTATTTTGAAATCTTCCTTCTAAAATTACATCTCCATTTTTGGGTAAAACGCTTTTATGGTCACTATTTTCAGTAAAAGAATCACTTTTTTGATAGGGGTTATATTGAGAATTATTGTTTATATTTACAATATTCTTATAATAATTTATAGTAAAAGATTCTTTCCCTTGAGTAAATGAACTTGGTAAACCACTAACAATTCTAACAAATTCTCCTTTTATTGGATATGTTTTAATATTTCCATCAATCGGTAAAGCATACGAATAAGTTAAAATATTCTTTGGAGAGTTATCTTCTAAAGGTCTATATTTAATGATTCCAATAATAGACCATCCTCCCAATGCTTCAAAATCAGGATGAGTATCATTTAAAACAATATCAATAACCTCTCCAACAAATTCAGTAACATTTGGTAATGAAACTTGTTTTTGAGGGGGTCTTTGAAACTCTAATGATGTTGAAATTAATCCCATTTAAGCTTGTGCTATTTTGGTAGTCTTTTTATGTTCTTTTAATGATTCTTTTAAGAATGATTCCAATGCCTTTGAACTTAAATCATCCTCTTCATCAGTATTTGTATTAGTAGGTTGGTTAGCACGCCTAACCAACTCCAACATTTTCGGAAAAGCATCGTTGTTTTTAATACGAGCTTCAACTAATCCTTTGATATTTGCTACAAATAATGGTAATTGTTGTGGGTCTTCTTCAACAAGTCTCATTGAATCCATAATAAAACTATCTAATGTTTCATTATTTTCATTAGCGTTTTCGTAGATTTTTTCCATAATGTCTTCTACTTTGACATCTTTAAAAACCGTTTGTTTTAAAAAATCTTTTTGTTTAGCCATATATTTTAAAAATTATATTTAAACCAGTTATCGTTAAATGGTAATTGAGATTCAATTTGACGATGTATTTTATTTAATATTTTTTGTGCTATTACAGAAGTAGGTGGTTTTACATCGAAACAATAAGCAACTCTTCCAATGCCGTAAACAAATGTTTTAAGTAAAATTCTTGGAATTTTAATATCTAATAAATCATCTTTATTGTACTCTTCATAAGATATAGAACCAATCCTATCAATAGGATTTATAAACATATTCAATAAGTCAGATAAAAAATCTTGACTTAAATGAGACGATTTAGTTGTTTGAAGTCCTTGCAACCAACACTTACACCAAAAAAATTCATCTTTTGTCAATTTAAAATAAATTAATTTTTCATAATAATCTATATTAAATGCCTTTTGTGTGTAATTCTCCATATTTTAATATTTAAACTTCTAATTGATTAAAAATATCTTCAATCTCATCTACTTCATCAATTTCATAATCTATTTCTGATATATCGAAACCATCTTCATTTACATATCTTCCTCTATATGTGTTATACATTGTTTTAATAACGTTAAAAACATTCATAAATTTAACATTAGAAACATTTACAATATTTTTTACATATAAATAAATACTTTTTCTATCTAAAATATCAATTTCATATCTTGATGAAATAATTGAAAGGATAGCGGATGCGGTTGCTAATTCTACTTTAGATTCAAAATGTTTATGAATATTTTTTTCCACAAACTCTACAAAATCTTCGGTAAAATAATCCGTTCTCAACTCTTCTTTCATATAAATATTAGAATCGTGTCTTTTGTAACATATATCAGAGTTATCTACTTCTTCATAAGTTCCTTTTTGTAAGATTCTATTATAATTTTCTCTATTATAATTAATAAGAGTTATATAAACTGCTTTTGAAAAATAAGAATAAGCTCTTCCTGCTTCGGGATTGTATAGATTTATTTTTTCTAAAATTCTACATTCAATATCGTGAATGTATTGTGGCATTGTATCTGCATCGGAATAATGAAATTTATATCTATGTATAACATTTTCAATGATTTTTCTCATTGGTTTATGAATATACATTTCGTATAAATAACTTCTTTCTTGTGGATTTGTAGATTGATTATAAAGTATAATCGCTTCTTGTGTTTTTTTGGTAAAATAAACTATTCTTTTCTTTGCCATATTTGATTGAAAACAAAAAAAGTTCAAGAGAAACCCAAGAACTTTTCTAATTAAACTTAAACGTAAAATGAAAACAAAATCCCTTTATTTAAACTGCTCATTTAAAGATGTTTGAATATCTTTTAATAAATTAAAGAAATAACCTATTTCATTATCGGATTTAAAATGACCTCTTTGGTCTACTTCTTCAATTCTTTTTTGTGAATTGCCTATTATTAATTTTAGATTTTCGTAAAAATTTAGAAAAAATTCATTAGCTTCTTCACTTATCTCTAACTTTCTTTGAGAATTTATAAATAAATAGATTACTAAAATATTTATAATAATTGATATTGTTAAGAATGTTGATAACATTTTTGTTTTAATTGTTTTGCGGAGAAAGTAGAAGTCGAATCTACAAGAGTTTCACCTCGACACCTTAGCAGGGTGTTGCAATACCATTATGCGATTTCTCCAGTTGTTGCGGATGCAGGACTCGAACCTGCGACCTTGAGGGTATGAACCTCACGAGCTACCAACTGCTCCAATCCGCTATTTAAACAAGACATGATGCAATACAATCGAATGACCAGTTCCAAGCTTTTACACCATGTCTAATATTTTTACTTAGATTTAACTCTATTTAAAATTTCTACTCTAAGATTTTTTGTTAATTTCCCTAATTTTAATAAAGAAACTCTTGCTCTTGTTGCAGAAGATTTGTTTCCAGTTAAATGTTTTTGATAATCTAATTTAATAGATTCTACTAATTCTAATAATTCTTCCATTTTGTAATTCTTCTTTCTTTTTAAATACTAATTAAAATTGAGTTGGTAAAACGTCTATCCTACTTGGATTAAATCTTGTAGGAACTTTTACGATATGATAATTTGATTTTAGAGAATCTAAATCATTTCTTGATTGGACATAATCATCAATTTGATTTTGGTCTTCTAAATGACCTACCTCTACATAATATACTAAAATTGGCTTCATAAATATTTTAAATTAATTTTAAATCTTTAAACAATTTTAAAATTTGGTCACTATGAAACTCACTAATAATTTTTCCTTCGGGAATCAAATCAGATAATTCAATAGTTTTATTTTCTTTATATGGTGATAATAATTCTATTTTACTCTGAGTATTTTCGTAACAAGGAATAAAAATAGTATTGTAATCTTCGCTAAAAATTTCCAATGAATTAATTACTTTATCTATATAATCGTTGATTTCCGAAAAATCGTGTACTGAGAAATTTTTTAATCCTATATATACTACCAATGCTGGCTTGATATTTTCCATAATTTATCTTTTATACATCCATAACATATAGCAATATTAAAAAGTTCCCGAATATTCAATTAATTTTTTGTTTTCTTCAAATATTTTCATTATAACTGAGCAATACTCGTATGCTTCGATACTTACAAAATATTGCTCTAAATACCTTAAATATTTCTCAATGGGACTTGTCATCTTATTAATCATTAAATCGTCTCTAAGAGCATTTAAAATGACTACATTCTTATTAAATACTTCTTTTGGTGTTAGATATTTAGCTAATTCTTTGGCTTGTTCAACATTGAGATATATTCTCATATAAAAATATTTATTTTTAATTTAGTCAACATCAAAAATAGTTCTGATAATAGTTTCTTTTATAACACTTTTTAAATTATCTGAATTTGAATGGTCAGTTTTATATTTTGTTAATAAAGGACTAACTAATTTAGCACTATCATCAGGGGTTATTTCTAAATTAAAAGTATTATTAACAGGGTTAGAATCTAACACTTTATAATCTAATTGTCTTCCAGCTTGAGAAAATCTTCTTGAAAATTTTGACATTACTTGTAAGACAGTTGCTTTTATTGGATTTGGGAATGTTTCAATCATGTTTTATTATAAATATAATAATCAATCTATAAAATGATTAACAGACTTTTTCTTGTCTACAAACTTCTTATGTTTGATTAATTTTGGATTAAGTATTGAATTTTCTTCTCCATACATTTCATAAAAAGTTTGTTCATCATCAAGTTGTACTGGAATAGATTGTTCTTTATACTTTCTTTTTATAGCATGATATTGTTTTTTAGTCATTTTGAAACTAAAATATTTATAAAATTTAGCATAATATTTATCGGTAAATTCATAAATTTTATTATAAACTTTATCATCATCTGCAACAGTAAGAATTAAATCTTCACTTTTTAATTTTGTAAATAATTCTTCTGGGATAGAGTATTGATTTTTAACATCTTTAAAATCAAAAGTTCCATTAAAAGAAATAAAATATTCTTTATTGGTAATACCTCTTTCCATAATAGCCATAAATCTATCAGGAACTCTTAATTTTTTAATAAATGTAAAAGTAAAATAATCTACTAAAGGAAATCTAAATATTTTTGAAGGAGCAGTATTTTTAGTAGACTCTGCCTTTGTATGAAAATTACGAGGTTGTCCTAAATAATCACTTTTTACAGGTTTAGTTAAAGCAAACATAGTACTCCCTTTAAAAAAGTATTTTTCTAAATCTTTATAAAGATGTTTACAAAACTCATCAAAATCAGCTTTAGAAATCTTTTCTCTTTCCATATACAAAGAAAATCTCCAACATTCTATTTTTTCAGCTTCTTCCTTTGTCAATCTATCTCTTAATACTATC